TTTCCTTAATAAGTACCTGGTTATATTCTCCTATTTTATGTAAGGTCTTATTAGGTGTTGTCCTATTACCCTGGGCTGTCCACGGGGTTTGGGTGGTTTAAGGGGCTAGAGAGTCTTATAAAGACCCCCTGCAAATAACTACTTCTTCAGAATGTCATAATACGAAACTGCTTCAATAGACTCGTCGGAGACAGGTACCCAGCCTAGTTCGTATAGTGACTCTACGCAGAAACAAATTGCGTCAATGAACTGTTGATGGTCTATTGTCGGGTTGTATGGTGTACTCATCAAATCCATTAGCTGTTGTTCAAACACACTAATTAGGTACATTGTCTTCTTACCGTCTAAAGAACCAATTCGTGGAAACATATACATTCTCTTTTCTATAATTTATTTAAATTAAAAGGTAGTTACTCTTTTAACTTATAATTAATTATACTATGTATATGAAGTTTCTACCATATGAAGAATGTCATGTTTTTTAGGGCAGCAACATTCATGAAGTTCATCACGTGTTACTTTCTCTTAAATGTGCTATAATTAATTTAGGAGGTGAGATAATGAATGGTAGAAAAATGACAGCCGCTGAGGCTAGACGCTTTGACCTTTTCGAGGTAGATGTAGAGTCGTTACTAATTTACAATTGCTGTAAATGTTATAACGACTTTGCGTCAGACGACCCAGAAGAAACGAAGTCAATTCTACATGTATGTGAGACATGTCAGCACCAGATCGACACCGTCGTAGAAAGACACCAAGAACGCTTTGCACGGCTGGCTTCAAAAGAGACAAGGAAATAACACGATAGGGTCCCTCCCCCGGGCCCTATTTATTTTGGCCAAAAGAAAAAGCTAGAGCATAAGCCCTAACCTTCTGCTTCCTTTAAACCACGTTTCACGGCTTCGTCGTAGAAGCGGTTATACAATGTACCTACTTCCTCTACATATTCGAAACTATACTCGAGATAATGTTCATGACCATCTATTACCTCAAGCATTTTAGATTTTGTAGCTTCTAGTACTATCATAAGTTCCTTATCAGTAAATTCCATATTGTTTCCTCCTCTTTCCTATATATTAATTATATCACACATTACGAAACATCTCACGTGTTATTTCGAGATGTTTCGTGTGATAGTGTATTATTGGTTAATCTTCCAGAAGTTTCTCCCACCAACCAAACAACCTAACCCCTCAGGTTCTTGTAGGACACCTTCCTCTACTAAACGATCAAACATCTTATTATATGAGGAGAATTCACTGTAAACCTCTTCATTCTCAAGTATTTCCTCATTACTATTTCCATCGAAAATAATCTCTATTTTTTCCTCAAGTAACTCTACTAACATTTTTACCTCAAATTCACTTCTTAGTGTAAATTCCATAATAATCATCCTCTCTTTTCTATATATTAATTATACTACATAATAAGGGGTAGGTACCTAGGAAGATTGTCGTGTTTTACTTTCTGTTCAGGGACACACTCTTTGTTTCCCCTACGACCCAACAACTTTTGTGTTTCTCCGAGTAACCAATGAATAGATTAGACAGCGAAGCAATTTCGTCGGGTAACCGATCGTTTAAGTACTCGTTTAGTTAGGTAATCCTATAAACCACCTTAACTACGTTGTCTTTGTTGTTTAGTGAGTAACACATTCTTTGCTTAGTCGATTAGTCAGACAAAACCTCGAGCAATACAGGCGAATTGGCTCAGCTACTAAAAATAAGCCATTTACCGCAGAGAGAGATTACTGTATCTGTAGTATAATTATATTAGAGTTAAGAAAGAGAAAACACTTAAAGGAGGAACAAGTATGAGCAAGGATGTGGTGTTAAAGATTTTATTTGTTGTACTAATTATCTTGATTTGCTTTATGGCTAGCATAACTTTGTTTAAAGCATGAATCGAGTAGCCAGCGAAACAGTTTAGCAAAGGAATCGGTTAGTCAATAACAGGTTAGCCGGCTCAGCCACTAATGTGGTACAGTATGAAAGGTTTAATTGGGGAAACGGGGAGTCGTGGAACGTTTAAACCTATAAAACAAAATACATTGATTTCAAATATGTGTGGACATTTTATAAAACGTGTGTTATAATTAATTATAGGATGATTGAGGAAACCAATTATCTATAAACCAAAAACTAAAATTATTGGAGGAAAACAAACCATGAAAAAACAAATCGAAGGAACTTTCAAAGAACTATCACAGGTGGCTATCACTAAAATTATCACGCAAGAGGATTTATCTAAGTCAGCACGAATGGTACAATTGTTCGAAGCCGGTTTAACAGTAAAACAAATTTCGGAAGCAATGGAAGTACGATATAACTTCGTGTATAACGTGATAAGTAACTACAGTGTCGTGAACGACGTTAAAATTGAAAAGACTGTTAAAGCTGGTAAGAAGGAAGAAATCATCAAGCTACATCTAGAAGGTAAGACTAAGAAGGAAATCAGCGTGGAACTTAAGACGAACTATAACTACGTGTATAACGTGCTTAAGAAGTATACAGCTGATAACCCGGTTAGTGAAGCGGAAGCGGAAACAGCAATGACGGAGGAGGCGTAATGGTAGAACCTACTAACCTATTGAAAATGTACGCTCGAGCAAACAATCAGTGTGCGAAACACCGTATCCCCGCACAGACCCTAGAACAGTTTCTCTGGGTCTCCGTGGAAACTGATTTACTTTCGTTGGATGATGTGGAAAGGACTATCCGGTTCGTCTACGACTCCATCGACGCGGAGGAGATATTGACTGCTTGGCGAAACAAGGAAATTGTTTAAGGGATTCCATTAGGAATCCTTTTCTTTTTGCTCAGGAGTCTGTTCGATTAACCGGTTAGCCGTTTCCCCGACGACCCGCGAGCAACGATGGCCCATCTCCGCCTCCCAGTTGGGCTTATAAAACCCCTGCGATTGAGTACAACTCGAGGCCCTATAAAACAAAACTGCTTGAGTAGCAACGTGAGGCCCATAAAACGAACTGCGTTGAATACCAACTGCAAGTGATGCGTACCAGGGGGGGGGGCTTGTGGAGGGTTTGGTCTCGTGCCGCACTGATTAACTCCCATTGTTTGACTGGCTCCGTGTTGTTGTGACGAGCTATTAGACCCGAGCCTTGGACCAAACACTTTTACTGTCAAGACCATCCAACAAAGGGGTTCTTGGACCAAAAAGACCAGAAAACCCAAGACCAACTGCGATTTTTATTGATCTCTATATATAGACTAGGGAGTAGAAAAGCATATCGGTATAATGGCTTATGTAGGAGAGAGTCTCTCCATGCCTATAGAGAAGATACTATATTGGGACTCCCTATTGGGTCGGTGGTATTATCTGTGTCATATTGTCTCTGGAGAGACTAGTAGGTAGTGATTCTGACCTATATCCTACTTTATTAAAATTTCTTGGTCTTGAAGGTCTTGATGGTCTTAAACTTATCTCCCCTTACTTAGAGTAAGCGGAGACACAAGACCAAGATATTAAAATATCAAGACCAAGACCAACCACGCAAAGAAGCCAATTGTTAAACATGTTGCTGTATGTATGTAATTTAACGCGGTGGATAACTAACCAGCCATTGCACGCAGTGCAGAAGCCTTGACCTCTGAAGGAACATAGAGAACCTATTGCTGCGCTTACAACCAAGAAGCCCGCAGACATGTAAATAAAAGACACCATAACTAGACACTGTGCTCCGCTAACCATACCCACCACTGGTACGATCCTACGCGAGACAATCTGTCTGTTATGGTGTCCTCTTCCGTTCTGACTAACCCATTATGATCTTTGCTAATACACACATTGCTACTACTTGCATGTACAATAACATCGTTGCTTTGTTCCTCTTGATATATCCTACCATCTGCTTTCCTCCTTATGAATGCTTTCTCCAATCGTATGGTGCTAACATCCTGTGGAAGTTGCCAGCAGGTATGACACAGCTATTACCTTGTGTATGATTGGTCATGCGTAAGTTCTTTCTTAAGTCCGTTGCATTAAGCAGGAACTCAAACTGTATGACATCTCCGACTTTAATATTACGTATGGCTAAGGGAGTAGCAGGAGCCCAACGAATGAGCTCATCCCTCCACGTGACTTTGAAATAGGCCGACTCGAACTGTGGGAATACTTTGTTCATTCCTTAGTACCTACATCGTTCTTGTGTAACTGCATTTGCGCGGCTTGCAATACAGCTAAGTGTGTTAATGCATTAGGGAATGCTACAGATACTACATTGTACAATTCCATGTAAGCAAAGCAATCCTTCACTAGTCCCGAGATATAAGGATCCTTCTTAAGTCCTTTACCTTTAAGATCGAACGGAACAGAGAGTAGATGACGATCATTACGCACTATATCCTCAAATCTGGTTGGTGACGAAACAAATATGTTCATGCCTCTCTGATGTAGATATCTTATACCTTCGCCGAATTCCCATTCTACGAATCCACGTTCCTTACAGTGAGCAATAATTGCATCTACGTTCCTCTTTGTCGCTTCGTCCATATACGGATGAGAAACCGTGTCAAATACCGAAGCATCACGAAAAGGAACGTTCTTAATAGTTACGGAACCTACAGTGTGATGCATATAGTGATATTTCTCAGGTTTCGTCTCCGTACCAGTGTGGGGTAGCGAAGCACTAGTGTCCTTATCTTTATCGAAAGCCGCCCTATCTGTCGCTTGTTGCTGTTTAGGAAGTTTAAATCCTTCGAACTTAATCTCCTCGTTCGTCGCCGGATCATATAGCTTAGCAGGACCTACATGTTCAATTGCATCATGAGGCCAAGTAGGTTGTTCAAGGCGTACATGTCTAACTACTTCATGTACAGGATGTTCAAGATATAAAGGATCAACTATGCCCTGATGTTGGTCAAAACGTATATGTCCTTTAGATTCCTCTGAAACAGCTAACTCAGACCCACCAAGACTAGAACCATAAGCTTCACCTAAACTAAAGTGTTTACGTAATGCACGTTTCTCCTTATCAGTTAACTCCATTTCTTCAGACTCAATAGCCAAAGTAACCTTGATATTCTGATGATTAGGCGTACTCAGCTTTTCTACCATAATCGTCTTATTAGGGAGAAGATCCCTCTCTGACTGTTCCTCCACAAAGCTACAGATATCCTTAAAGGCTACATGCAGATCTAACTGTGCATCTTCCATATCCAAGGCGGACTGTACAATATGGTCTTCTTGTAAGTCCTTATGTTTCGATAAAAGCCCGCGAATGCTCTCAGCCGTAGCAAAACCATGCTTAATAGCACCAGGACGATCTGAATCCAGGTATAGATGGAATGTTTGCGGTCTAGGGTATCCAGATCCTTTTCCATGTTGCAGCTCACTGTTAGATCTTTTGGCCAACTCTTTAGCAAGGGCTTCATACTGTATTACAGCTACCGGATAATAAATGCAAGTGTTTGTTGGGGTTCTATTGCCAGCTGAAGACCATACATCTTTGGCTTCGCCACCATCACCCACCACCTGGTACGCGGAATCATCGGGATGCTCTGTGATCGGACCGTAGATACAATCCTTAGTAATACCATGACCCGGATTAGGATCTGTAAAGACAACAAAGTCACCTACCTGAGCTGCTTCTGAAACTGCCCGAACAATAATTTCTCTTTTCATCAATAATCCACTCCTATTCTTTTTTGAATGTATTCGTTGTACGTAATCTTGAACCAATCACCGGTAAATACCTTAGCACCTGTCTGTGTATACTTAACATTACGAGCATAATATGCATAGAACGGGAAATGCCAACCACCGACAAATTCCCTTTTCATTTCATACAAGCCTGAAAGACTCTTCGTTACCTTCGGCTTTGGCGCCAGTATTTCCAATAGCTTGCTGCCAGACATTAGTGAACTCCTCCACTCCTATTTCTATGGGATCCCTAACTGCACTTCTTGTTTCCGAATTAACTTCGACCTTGAAGTATGCTCTTCGAGCTGTATACCAATCACCTACGACATCCGTATAATAGTGCCAGTGTGTTTTAGGCTCCATGTTTATTCGCACGCTCCTTCATTAAAAGATGTAATAAGATACGAATCCAATATGAAAGTAAGAAGATGTTCGAACCGATTAGGAATATGACATAACCTTTTGAGAAATTATCCGTGAACATCAAATCTATAGACAATAACAAAGAAACAAAAAGAAGGGCAATGAAAATACCCAACAAAGATTGAATCAGTTTAAGTCGAGTCAAGTTAATCCTCTCCTTTAAAGAGTTTATCAAGACGCGACTTCTTCTGGTCGAAGTACTCACGTCTCTCTTTAATGTTCTTTTTATGGTAATAAATGAAGCCGCCAATAATTACGACGGCTACAAATATCATTCCTTCCCTCTCAGGTTTTTATCATACTGTTGTATATCGAACTCTAAGGCATCAATTGTCGCCATCAGAATCATCCTCCTTTGTTAACATTTCCTGTGTTACTAGGTCAATTCGCTTCTTTATGAGCTCTGCTTGCTTCTCGATCTCCGCTTTAGCCTTTTCCACCATTAACACTTGATATTGTGCCAACTCTTCGTGCATTTGCTGTTGTGCCTCCAAGAGCTCTTGCTCCTCGAATGGCTTGATTATCCATTCAACATCAGCATTTAGATTGACGCTCAGCTGGAACTTAAGAGTTTTCATTACTTTATCTCCTCGACTTCCATAAGGTTGATTGTATTCGGAATCCAGTTATTAACTACCGAAGCTGATTGCTCATCCGCCTGCTTGAACAATACTAACATTTGTGCCATAGTTGGATCAGTCTGTGCAATACGTTCGAACTGTTCTAATTCACTAGCCTTCTTAGCTTGTGCACGCATCTGCGTTAGTAGCTTAGCTCGTGCTTGTTCAGCCGCAATACGTTGTTGATGTGCTTCTACATTAACCTTATCAACTACCCACTTAGCTGCTCTACCTGATGAATTCTTAATACCTACAACTTCAGCTAATTGCAAGCCATTCACTGTATCGACTACCACGATGTTACCTGACTTAACTGGAAGGTTACATAGGAAATCATAATGCTTGTGTTGATTGTACCCCTGTTCCTTGATGAACTCTACTACCGCTACGAATGTATTTGTGTTTGACATAATTGTCTCCTCCTAGGATTATAATAAAGGTACTCGCATCAGATTTACGAGTACCTGAAATGTTCTAATTAATAAGGCCTATCGTTCTTTATACACCTCACGTTCAGCGTGCCTACGAGCACGAAAAGCTTCATTATCTTTTATCACTTCAGCAAGTGCATTTGAAAGACTCAACACATTTGCTTTGCTCTTGGGTTCCATAAAACCAACTGCATTGAGTACCTTTTCAGTATTGTGTGTCATGTTGTCCACCTCCCCTCAAGGTTATCAATTACTTCACAAGACTAAAGATACACACGATGCAAATGCAATAAGTTATCCGAACCGGCTACATGATAGAAAGTACCGCGTTCGTCTCGAAAGTAGATTCTACAGTTATTATCCTGTAGCTTCTTGATTTGACCGTACGTAGGTTCAATATACTCAACGCGCCATTCTTCAGAGATAAGACCACTGTCTGGATTCTCTTTACGTAACTTAAGAAGACCTGCTAAGGTAGTTCCAAAACGTTTCTGTAATGGATTGGCTGGTTTTCTAGATGATACAAACATAAGATCCGTTAATCCCAATTCTTAAACATCCCTTCTAATAAATTTTTACCATAAGGACTCAATGGTTCAGGAACGTCAACAACCCCATGACGACGATCTTTTCTTAAATTAACTACCCATACGAACTTAGGAGCTACCCGTTCATCTACAAAGCCGAAAGAACCAAGAATCTTCTTTTTAGGCATGTAAGCCTTTCCTTCGTATTTCCCCTGTTTCATAGCTTTAATGTATTCCATACCCTCTTCAGACAATAATGATAGTTCACCATTTTTCGTGGACATGATTACAATTCCCCCTATTATATATGTAGGATGTATAAGCTTCTTTATTTCTTTTGCTTATATTTATATAATATACAAATTGAAAATGAATTGAACTAAATACTGAAAATTAATTTGAAAAGATTTACCTTTTATTTATCTTTTTAATGACTCTACCTTCATCTTGGCTTCCCGAAAAAGTGCAAAAAGAAAGGACCTGTACGAGCCTGGCCAACGCTCATACAGATCCTAACTATTACTGTGCTATTGTTTCCATGTTGATTGTTCTTGGAGGTGTTGGAGGACTGTCTTCCCCATTAAGTTCCTCTAAGCGATCACCAACATAGTTTCGTAACTTAGCTTGGGACAATTCCATAATATTTCCAGTTTCTAATAACCACTCCAGGAAATCAGGATCTGTTACATGCACTTTAAGAGACATCCATCCAGATGTTTTCTTCGCATCGGTCATTGTAAGATATTTAACATCCTTACGTAATGCTTTCAGTCCATGTGTCTTTTCCAAGTACTGTTTGATCTTTTCGTTTACCTTCTTCAGGTCAGAACTTCTATATGCGGCAAACTGTTTGAATAAATCGTTAACTGCTGAGCTAGCAACACCCATTTCATATGCTTCCCCATCAACAGCGAACTTAGGACGAATCTCTAGGCAATGTTCGAAGAAGTCGGCAGCGATATCATTTTGTGTTTCATATGACTTCATCTTGTCCTTAACAGATTGCGACTCACTAAAAGCACCCTGCTCTAGAAGACGATGAAGACCCTTTATTGCCCAGTTGAAGATACCGGAGTATTCCGTAGCTAATGCATCCATCATATCTGCCTTGGATTCTTTACTATTACGGAAATCCTGATCAAATGGAACAAGAATCATACGACGAAGCCAACCAGCTGACTTATCACTCGTCTTGATATCATGATTGGCTGAGAAGATAAACTTAGCAGTGTTATTGAACGTGATAGGTTCTTTGTTCTTAATATCTGCCGTCATTGCTCCACCGGATACCATGTTCTTGAAGTCATCTGCTGTGTCATTTCTTAAGTAATCAGCACCAGCTTCATTTACTATATTCAATCCCTTACCTAAAAGTCGATAAGCTCCAAATCGTTGGAAAAGATGTTTCATACCAATAGACGAACAGAATGATGAACCCATCATACCTGAGATAGTTTCAAGAAGCATTGACTTACCGTTTGCTCCCTCACCCTGAATCATTAGAGCTTTCTCAAATCCCATATAAGGAACAAAAGAATAACCTATAAACTCTTGAATGATGTTCTGTGCTCCCTTATCAGGTAACCATTGATTCATACGACGTTCCCATTCTGGACATTTTGCGTTAGGATCATATTCAATAGGTAATGTGTACGTAATATTAGAATCTGGAATCCATGGATGTAATTGTCCAGTTCTCCATTCTAATAAACGACCTTTCGCTAATGGAATATACTTATGATCCTTAAGAGACTGTGTATTGGCTTCTGTATCTACAATAGTCCAGAAACGCCCAGCTGCTCGTAGATGACGAAGAATGGCTGCTGCAACCTCACCAAAGTTACGTCGCACGCCCCAAGCTGGATTACCTCCTAATGATGGATTCTCCAATGCATCCGAAATGTGTAGTGCAAAACCATCAGCGGAACCTTGTAAATCATAGGACATCCAAGGACCTTCGTCTGCTTTAGTCATCCATAAGAAGCCACTAGTTTTATCAGCCTTAAGAAGATAACCTTTCTCTTCTAGTTGATTGATAACTACTTGAGCCACTTGGGAAGGTGCAAATACTTTATTTTCCCCTCCATCAAGGCGTTGCGTTTTATAAGCGGCTGATTTCATTTCTTCATTTTCCCAGAAGTGATTTACCTTAACTTCTATCTCAGCATCGGATAACGGAGGTACCATGAAGTTTTGATTGTGTACTTTAGCCATGAGCATTACATAGTTCTTACCTAATGAACGATGCTTTGCACAGAAGTGACCAATAACTTTGGCCATCTGATTATCACGACCACCCTCTGAGAAGACTTGCATTAACTCTTCTTCAGACATACCAGCTTTCTTTTTCTTTTCCTGTGCTACTGCTTTCTGTCCTTGATAATCATCTGAAGGCTTTTCGGTATCTAATGGAATATCGAAATAGTCGATAAACTCCAATGGAATCGAATCCTTAGTAACGAGAATAGGATTTATTTCTTTCTTCTTTTCTACCACAAAGACAGGATCACTGCTATTCAAATCTACAGTGCCTCGTGCAGGAGCCACCTCATCTTCTTTTACTAAAGCTAACAACCACCCTGGAGCAGGCGCACAATCTATCTCACTTGGAGATCTATCCGCTAACCACTCATACAAACGTCCTGTATGATGTATTGATGGAGGTAATACTGTTTGCTGTCCGAAAGCAAGAATAGAACATTCTTCATGAACTCCTGCTCCTGTATTGACAGACTTCTTAGTTTTCATGCCGATTGGAATAGTGTACATTAAACGACGTCCTGCACCTGTAACATATTCCCAAGTTTCTGGAATTTCCCCATCGGATAATTCCAATAAGATATCTTCACCCGCTAGACCATCAACGTCAACACCTATGTAACCTGAGATATGACCTAACGGAAGACCGATGTTGATATTTTTGAATTCTCGTTTCCAAGAACCTATCTGTGCTTTGTTTGTTTCCTGATGCGTTTGCCAACCTTTGATTAGAGGTATCTTACCTGCTTGGTTACACGTTTCTATATGTCTCTTCGAGTAACCCTCATGATCATGCGAACACAAAGGAATGATGGGTAAGCCTAAACCTACATATTCATCAATTGCATCATTCATCCGTCTTAATTGCTCATTTCTATCTAACACAGCGCTTCATTCCCCCTAACTTAAAACTCCCAAGTACATTCCTCCGGCATTTTATCTTCATGCATATCCTTAAAGGTTGGATGGCGAGGAAATCCATCAGTTGTTAATTCCATGAAGTCAACACGAGCAACTCTTCCGATATAACTATCCGGATTGTTTGTCATGTCTTCTTGCAATGACTCCTTGAAGCCTGCTGCGGTACAAATCTTTGTAAGCGTACCATCTACATAAGCCCCTAATATAATTCGACCAATCCAGCCCATAGCATAAGCTTTTGTTACTGGAATAGGCTCGTTAGTAACTGGATCATCTTCCCAGTACTTCCAGGATGACAATTCCTTACCTTCATAATCCTTCTTACCTGGTAAGAAACCCATAATCACTAGGTCCGTTGAATCAGCTTTTTTAATCTTCATCCATTGCCACATAGGACTTTTACCCATCATGTAAAGACTTGTCTTTTGCTTAAGTACACCACCCTCTAATCCACGAGCAATAAGATCTTCTACGTATTCACGCTTACCTTCATGACGCATCTCGGAAATATGAATAAATTCTTCCATCTCCGTTCCCATAACGAACTTCTCATAGAAGTGTTCAAGTAACTTACGTCTTTCTAAGTACGTATTCTTGATAAGCCATGATGATTTAGGTGTGCGTAAGATGTCATAAATAGTATAATGAATATATCCATTCTGTTCTTGGAAGGCTATAGCGTTATCTGTATTAGCACCAGTAACCGATACTGCATATTGACTTGTCTTGCCTGGATAATGCATTTCCCCATCAAGAATAAGGTTCTTCATACGTAATTGCTTTAGGAACTTAACGACATGCGGAAAATTCAATGTCTTTTCCTTATTATCCTTACTGAAGAAACGTTCACCTACTAATTTATAACGACAGCCATCCACCTTCTCTTCAATGATATAATCTGGACTGTCTAACAAAGCATCCAACTTAGCTTCTGCCTTCTTATCACCCTTTTTAGGAGCGTTAGGCTTCATAATCCCTACAGTAGCAGCAAATTCTGCAATACTATCTAATGTGGTCATTTATTTTCCCCTCCTGCTCCGATGTACATGTGTGCTGCATGAGCTACAGCATCCTTTAACATTTCTCCGCGCATTGCTGCAACTGCTTTAAACTTCCGATATACGTCTTCTTCAACTTGAGCCCCTAACATTTTTGTACCCAACTCTTCAATGTCTTCTGGTTGCACTTTCGATTCCATGAACATATTCACCTCCTACCAGCTATTAAATAGCTTATATTTATATAATATACAAATTGATTTTAGAATGAAACAAATAATGAAAATTTCTTTTTGGAGATAATCCCCTAAAAATGCTGAATCTCTTCCTTATTTATATATGGCAATTTTTTAGCTGTGGTTATCTTGTCCCATAAATGTATTCGCGGAGAGATGCCTAAGTTGTTCGCGGGGCTTTCCCAAATAGTGGCAAAGCCGTTTATAACACAGCTTGCTGCGAGGCTTCCGTACCAGGGTGGGGTATGGCTTGAGCCGCGAACCTAGGTGCGAATTACGTTCACTTTCGCCAAGGAAACCAGATCAAAATCTTTTTCAATTATTTTTCATTATTTGTTTCAATTCATTTTGCAAATTCATATTATATAAATATAGAGCAAGTAATAATAACACTTGCACCTAAATAATAAAAATAAATCATTTCCTGGGAGGAAACCATAATGTCAAACGAACAATTCGAGCAAGTAGAAGGAACAGAAGTAGTAGATGTGACTGCAGCACCGTCAACAGAGGAAGCAGCAGCAGAAGCAAAGGATACGCGTGTATGGACACTTGCAGATGGAACTGAAGTATCTAAATCAGAATTCATCCGTCACCAATTCACGGACAATAACTTATCTCGCAAAGAAATTGCAGATCAATTCGATATCAACTACCGCACAGTTTATGGTGCTACAGTTAACATGGTTAACGAAGCAGAACCTGCTACACGTGGTCGTTCAGCAGCACAAGTTAAGATCCTTGTAACACCTGAAGGTGATGTAGTAACTGGTGATGAATCCGCTGGCTACCTAATCGGCGAAGAAGCTTACGAAGGCGAAGTTGTTGAAGTTGATCGTAACACTTGGATCAAAGAGCAAGTTGAAGCAGGCGTATCTCGTGGTGACGTTGCTAAGAAATTAGACGTTTCTTACGGTGTTGTTTACGGAATCACAAAAGAAGTTGCTGGGGCATCTGCACGTCATGAAATTGAGTATAACGGCGAAACACTTTCTCGTAGTGAGTACATCCGCGTATTATTCGCAGAAGGTAAATCACGTGCCGATATTGCGAAAGAACTTGAAGTTGATTACCCGGTTGTATGGAGTGCATTAAAAGTACTTAAGTCTGACGAAGACAAGTACACAGACGGTATCAACCGCATCAAGAAATTGGGCGAATTAGTAGTTGATACAGAATCATTCAACCTTTTAATCGAACAATTACTTGAACTTGAGGTTAAAGTCGAAGAGGAAGTTGAAGAAGGTTCATTAGCAGTAGAATCGACTGAAGATACTTCAGTTTATAACGACTAATAATAATCCAGGGTCGATCTTCGGATCGGCCTTTTATTATACTCTCGCAGGAGAGATGCCAGATAATAGACCTAATAGGAGGAACGAGTCATGGAAGTTTTAATAATGGAAACGATGTTGCAACGTGCAGAAGATGCAGGCTTGCAGTTTGACAAAGCTAGTGCAGACGCCTACCTTAAAGCCAAGGACAACATCGGACCTGTGGAAAAAGATAGCGAAATCCCAGAAGGCTACAAACGCTGTGGTAAATGTGGAGAAGCACTGAAGTTCTATCTGTTCAACAAGAACAAAGATAGTAAGACTAATACGTCGGGCTCTTGTAAGGAATGTCAGAAACAGACTGCACAAAAGTCGTACAAGAAGACCAAGAACTCTCGTAATCACAAGAAGTACTACCAAGAGAACAAGGAAGCCAAACAGGCAGCAGCACGTAAGTACTATCAGGAGAACAAAGAAGAACTCACGGCAAAGCATAAGGCTTACGTAAGCTCTAAGAAGGGCAAAAAGGTGATGGCAAGAGCACATGCTAAGCGACATAAGTCTCTAGCAGAGAACGCAGGCATTCCGTATACGAGAGAACAGATCATCCGCCGTGATGGGGAGTTTGCTGGGCATGGAGCACCTATCTGCTATCTATGTACTAAACCCATCGAAGATATTTCAGGTAAGAGTTTGCATCTGGACCATGTTGTTCCTGTAGTTCAGGGAGGCCTAGATTGCTTTACCAACATTGCGTCTACACATGCTAATTGCAACTTGACCCGTGAGAAAGATGCCCGTGAACTTAAAGCAGATCAAGTAGATGGTATACTTGCTTTGGCTGAGCGATACATAGATGCTCACCCTACGGAGTTTGAAGAATAACCCGTCCGTCCCTGTGAAAAATTCTTTCGCTATAATTGAAAATATTACGTGTGATTTTCAAAGATATCGGTTATAATTAATTATAGAGTTAAATAATAACAAGCCATTACAAAAGAGAAACTTTCTTATGTGATAGGGACTAATGGAGGAATTCAAATGACAAACGTAATCGTAGAAGCAGAAATGGTAGCAGTGGTAAAAGTTGAGGAAGGCGTAGGAACACGTATTAACTTCACAGAACCGGTAGCAGAGGCACGCGTCCAACGGGTGCTGGCGGAGGAAGAGGAGATCCTGTTATCCGACAACAAGGTAAAGCAACTGAAGTTCGCAACAATGCAGAAGTTAGCAAAAATGTCAAATGCACCTGATGAAGAGACTCGCCGTGAAATTCGTAACGAGATTGTAGTTGATAATATGCGCTTGGTAACCCAGGTGTTAAAGAAGTACGGATTCTTCAATGCTGATAAGTTCCAAAACGGTTGTGTGGGGCTCCTTAAGGCCGCGGATACGTACCTTCTGGATAAAGGGGTTCCGTTCCATAACTACGCCGCTTTCTGCATAGAACGTGAGATCCGTGCGGTCTTTAAGAAACAGAACAACTCGTTTGAAGCTAAGGCGGCGAGCTACTTGGATTCGCTTGATGCCCCGACGGAACTGGGTAACGGGGATGTTCAAGACCGTCATGAAACGGTTTACGATATGTTAGCGGAGGGTGAATTGGATGACTTCTTAGCGGAGGCTGAGGTAGACACATTATTCTACAATATCATTATCCCATGTATCAATCAATATGGAACACGTAGTAATGGAATGAATATGGAGTTATGGCGTGACCTTGAAATCAAGTACTTCATGGGCATGGCGGAGGAAACATCTCAGCAACAACGTCTTACTTTCACGGCAATGGCAGTACAATTAAATTCAACACCACAGAACCTACGCCTACGCCATAAGAAAGTTATTGCCGCTGTTCGTGCTGAGTTGATTAAACATGGTTATTCGATTTAAGGGGGATTTAATATGGCGGAATTGCCAAGCTTCACAGAACTGGTTGCCCAGATAGCTTACATGGAAGACAATAAGGAAGAGATCAAGTGCATCAATAATATCCAGATAGAGTTGATGTGGAGCAACTTTCAGGCCTTACAGAAGCAGGGATTCACTAGGAAAGAAGCTTTTGAGTTAGTGAAAGCCAGAGGTGGGGTAATGTGATTGATTTCCAAGATTTATTATATAAGCGACGGGGGGTTGCTTTTCAGCCACCAGAACGCCTATTGTGCTTGGACCCCGGACATACTACCGGGTGGAGTTTATTCGAGAAGGGCAAGCTAACGGCTCAAGGTCAAGCCGCTACTTTGGAAGAAGGATGGCATTGCATAAACGACCTATTTAACGACATCCAACCGACGATGGTAGTCTTTGAGAACTACCGAGTATATGCACACAAGTTAGAACGACATTCGAATAGTGAGGTATACACCTTACGGCTCGTGGGGGTTATAGAGTTCCTATGTGATGTCAAGTTTGGGATACCCCACAACAATCAAATGGCTCATCAGGCCAAGGGATTCGTATCGGATGAAAAGTTGAAAGAATGGAAGATGTACATAAGGGGTGAGAAGCATGCGCGAGATTCTATACGCCATGGGATTTACTTCTTATTGTTCGACAAGATGTTAGATACTAAATAAACCACTTCAGGTGGGAATACAGGAGGAAACATTCATGACATTTGAACTAGTAGGTTGCGAAGAATACTATAACGAAAACATTGGAGGAGGTTTAAACATGGGTCCATTAGAACAGGTTACATTATTAACAGAAGGTATGGTTTTAACAGGTAGTTATTCAGGTGGTCAATTATTAGGTGCTTCAGGTAAGATTGCAAAGGTAGAACAAATAGAGATGGACACGGTGAAGATCACTTCCAATGGAAAGGTTGAGTATCTGGAACTGGGACCAAATGTCCGCTGGATGGAGGAGGAAGACCGCCATGTCAACTAGACCTAAGTTCGGTCCTGACATCATCGATAATTGTGCCTTGAATAGTTGTAGAAAGCCAATCCGTTTAGGAGAAACACATATAGTAGATACACGCACAGATGAACGTTACTGTGATGATGAGTGCTATAAGGAATTCCTCAAGGAAGATCTTGACGAGACCCTTTGTGCTTATGTTAACTTATTAAAGGATGCTGACGAAGTCATAACAGCAAGAATCGATGAGGAGGAAGAATAATGAGATACCCACAAGATGGAACATTCATTGTAGTAACAACTAAACCCATTGAGGCAGGTAGCATGGCTTGGGCAGCTGGTAAGATGGATGAACACTTCCGAATGGAATTGGTAAGGGGATCTAAGAAAGTATTAGAATTTGCATTCGACCTAGGGCAAAATGAAGATGATCCACGTAACATATTCACTATCTATTCCATTGATTATCTGGGAAGGGTACAACACTACAAGGTAGGCTTCGATCAGAAGTTAATCCTGGTTACTTGTGAACCACCGAGTGATAATCGTGCCGAGCAACCACAAAAGGAGGAGTTCCCATGCTAAAAGAGGTATTTGCTTGGGAATGCCGAACAGGTTGCGGACATATGACTTATCTGGACAAGGACATAAAAAGAGGTAAGCCTTATTGTGCTAACTGCGGTACACGAGAAACGATGGAGTTCCAAGGTGTTTGTACCGTAAGTAATCCGAAGTTACGTAATGTATTCGACATAATATATGGGAAGAAAAAATAAGGGCTTCGGCCCCTTCCCTAACGAGGAGGAAGAAGAAATGCACGAATATTATTGTCCTAAGTGTGAAAGTAATGTAGCGTGGGAATCACTTGAACTAGTGGAGACAGAACCTACGGAGTTTGAGGAATTCCACGTACTATGTAATACAAGAGTTGAACATACTTTGAAACTGGGTGTCTAACGACATCCTTCCTAATGCAGCCAATGGCGGTCACAAGCCCGTATAAATGCAGAGTGGGGAAAGGGAGGGAATACAATGGCAAAATTTGAATTATCTTTAACCCCTGATTATGTACCTGGATGGACGATAGTAGACGCAATCCGTGAGATTGTACAGAATGCAGTAGACCAAGAAACTAAGGATCCGGACAATCGGATGTACCACAAATACGAAGTAGGTACACAAACATTATATATTGGTAGTAGGAATTCATCACTTGAACGACGTACACTACTCTTAGGTTCATCAACTAAGACCGACGATAAAGCCACGGTAGGACAATTTGGTGAAGGTTATAAGATAGCCGCATTGGTATTAACCCGTCTAGGGAAGAAATTAACAATTAGAAACCATGCAAAGAAAGAAGAGTGGTACTGTCGCTTTGTGAAGTCTACACGATACGGAGCAGATGTACTAACATTCTTCATAGAAACGGGAGCTTTTTGGACAAAGATGTTAGATTCTAATCTAGTATTCAGTATCCAAGGAATTACTCCGGAAGAATGGGAAGAAGTAGCTTCCTCGAATCTACATTTCCAACCGAAAGGTGAGTTCGCAGAGTCACATAAGGGTAGTGTTTTATTCGATCCTAAGTTCAAGGGTAATATTTATGTAAACGGTTTGTATGTAACCCACTATGAGAAGTATGCTTATGGATATGACTTTAAGCCGGGAGAGCTTGATCTGGATCGTGACCGTAAGTTGGTTTCTGACTTTGCTCTTTCATGGTTAGCTTCTAACGTGTGGGCAGGTTTATCGACGGAATTGGCTTATGCCAACATCATTGCCCAGTTACTCAAAGAGGAAGCACCCGATGTCTTATATGTACCAAATCAACGTCATATCACTGATGCTCAGGTACCTGAAATTTCATTTGAACAATTTACTCAAGAACACGGAGAAAATGCACATCCAGTAACTACTACGCAAGAGTTGGCAGATCTACCACCAGAAGTTAAACCGGTGATTGTAAGTCCAACGTATGCAATAGTATTGAAAAGTAGTAAGAAGTACAAAGAACCGGAAATGATAGTACGACGTCCTCTACAGGCATTCGAGGATTGGCTAGCTAATCATGGTCATCTTCTTACGGAGGAAGCACAGAACGATTTAGCAGTAGTAATTAAGGAGGTCTATGACAATGGACAAAGAGACAGTAGTAACATTCCCTTCTGATGGGGAAACAAAGACAGTGCACGAGGAAAGAGAAGAAATTTCTTGGATGTCAGGGGAGTACTTATCAGCAGCTTGTGCAATGGTAGCATGGCAGTTTATCGATGAGCCAGCAGATAGTGCACTTACCCCAAAGAATCTGGTAGAACTAGCTGAGAGAGCTACGTATCTGATGCGACAACATTGTCCATTAGCTTACGCATACTTCTTCCAGAACAATGTAGGGGATAATCCACTACCTACAGGAACGTTACAAATTGTTCTAGATGCAATTCGTAAAGAGCGTCCAATATTCTTAGGAGGGGCTGCTAGTGGTACCAACTACATCGACTGAGCAATTGCAACAAGTTAGGGACATGTTGCGTCCGTACCAGGTGGGTGTTGTGGATGATATGCTCCGCGCGCGCCGCTGGTTGAACTACATGGATATGGGGATGGGTAAGAGCCTTGTAACATTATTAGCTGTCATGGAGCTTGAAGCCTTCCCTTGTATGATAGTGTGTAGTAAGTCCGCAATGTTTGTTCTTCAACTAGAACTTGAAAAATGGTTCAATGCAAAAGCTTTAATCTATGTAGGTACGCCTAAACAGAGAGGTAAAATATGGAAGGAGTTCGCTACCACAGGAGCTCCTTTTATTATTACCAATTTTAGCTTGAGCCATGAATTAGGACAGCGATTTGGGATAGTGAAAGCGGACGAAAAGACTAAAGCTGAAATAATCCCACCACCTGGTACGAAGATGAAGCTTGGAGCCCTTGTGGCTGATGAGATTCAATTAGGTGGTTTGTTTAACCATAAGACGAAGACATACGGAACGTTCACGCAGTTAGCTAAGGAAACACCAGTCGTATTCTTACTTACAGGAACACCTTATAGAAGAGGAGTAGTCGACTTTTTTGGGCCTTTGAGTATCATAGAATCTAGAAAGTTCGATAGTTACTGGAAATACGTAAATACACACTGTGTTACTATTGATTCGGGATTTGGCAAGGGTATAGAACGGAATCCTAAGAATGTTCCAGCATTTAGACAGATGTTACGGAGTCATTCAAGTATCCTGAAGAAGATTGACTACTTACACGACATGCCTGAGAAGGTTCGTCAAGCAATTCCGGTACTTATGGATACAGAACAAGCAAGAGTTTACAAAGAGCTTACCGAAGAGATGTTTACCCTAACGGCTAATGGTGAACTAATAATGACACCTAGTTTGTTAACCTTAGCCGTTAGGCAACGTCAGTTATTAGCATGTCCGCAAGTACTTGGCCTGAAGACTAAAGGGGCTGCAATTGAAACAATGTTGGAAATGTCAGAGGACTTGGTACTTGAGAAAGATCCTTTTGTTATCTTTACCCCATTTAGAAAAGCAGTACCATACATCCAGGAGGCTTTACGTGAAAAGTATGGAGGTATCAAGATCCATACAATCACTGGGGGCTTGACTCCCGAAGAGTTCGGGGCTCAATGGCAAGGCTTCCAGAATGGTCGCGGTGCTCGGGTATTAATATGTGTTATTAAGTCCGGTGCATCGTTCCATGCTACTTGTGCGGCAACAGCCTTCTTCATTGGTTATGAATATGATTTCAACAAAAACGCCCAAGCCGAAGACCGATTGTATCGTATAGGGCAAACAAGAACAGTCAACTGTTATTATATGCTCCATAAAGATACCGTTGAAGATGACGTTATTAGAATTCTAAATGACAAGCAATCGGGAGCCGATTTGATTCTGTCAAGTGAGGAACGTTTCGCCCAAATGATTAAGAAGAGAAGATAGTTCCACAATAACTTCTATTGGAGATGTGCCCGAGTTGTTCGCGGTGCATTCCCAATAAGGGGTTTGTATAACACTTTGTAACAGCAGTTTCTTCGACGCAACAGTTCGCCCTATAAAACCTTCCGTATTGAGTACTGTCTGGCGGACCGGCGTAAAATATATTTTATTTTTGATTGCATTCGAGTTTCAATTTGCATATTATATAAATATAAGCAAATAATAAACAAACGAGAAAGAAGCTGATAAGATGGCTAACGAATTACCTCTAGGTATACAGAGTACAAGATCTATGCGTTCGGTACGTTGTCTTAAAGCTCATAGAGATGGTAAATTCACAATCGGAAAATCATATAAGATTTCAGCAACAAGGGAAACAAATGGAACAATCAGTGTCGTGATTCGAGATGATAGGCGTGAAAGATTGGATTTCAACTTCATCCCACGATCACGTAATTACTTTTGGAGGTATTTCGCACTGGATACCAAGACGGAGGATATTTAGTATCTTCCGTGTAGTCATTCAAACACTCAGTTATTTTCAACCTGCATAGAGCTTAACTGTACTCCCAAGTGTTTGGATGGCTACACGGAACATATTAAACTAACCCAAAGGAGGACATTATTATGTCTAATCAACAACTAGCGTTTGCAATCTTTGAGGATGTACCTTATCGCGTATTAAGCCAAACAGGGGAAACAGTAATGTTATATAATCCAGAAATCAGTACGGATGCTAAGAAAGTACATGTGTCCCAATTAAATAACGTAGTAGGCCCAACAGACAAGGCCAAGAAGGAGAAACCAGATAGAAAACGTAAAGGTAAATATATAGCTGATTTTGCAGTGGGAGAAAAGATACATACGCTGTATACTTTCAAAGGATATGTGGTTGGGTACGAGGATGGCCGCGTTATCTGTAAGGGAGCAAGAGAATCAGGAAGAGCACGTTATTCGTACAAACCGACAGAATTATACTTCGGATGGGGTGAATAGTATGCAGATAACGAAACTAGCACATTTCAATATTGAATGGCAGGTTTTGAGAGTATCATTAGATTTCAGTACAGTTGAATCGACCCAGCAAGCGGTTAGACGACTATATGAATATTTAGATACGCCGTTACATTATTATGACACCACGTTAAATAAAGTATGGCGCATGAGTGTACTACTTAACATGACACAAACAATGCTCCAAGGTCTGAAGAGGAAGACGCCCACTTTAGCATTTCTTCGGGAAGTAGAAGCCCGAGAAGAAACTATCAGAGAACTACGGGAACGTGTGTCAGAAGACTATAAGGTTCTTAAGCGTTACCAAGAGTTCCGATGGGATGAAAGATACGAATTAGAATCTATGGAGAATTACGAGGTAAGTCAGTTACAGATAGTTCTATATGACGTTAGCAAGAAGATAGCCCAGGCAGTAAAGAAGGGATTGGATCCTGACGTAACCCAACAAGAACTTCAGCATTATATTCGTATGTTGAAATTCACAATTGCGAACAAGTTAGTAACAGAGAAGTGAGGGCATTAGCCTTCACAAGGAGGGCATATATTATGTGTCTTGCTTGTGGAAACTAATTCCACCGAATTATAGGGGGGAGTACAATGACACTGCAAGTTACAGAACAACCAGTGAGTCATTATACCATACGTACCAGTGGGCGTAGGGTGTTTAGGCGTTGTATGCGTAAGTGGGGTTATCAGTCTTCTATGAGACAGAACCTGCAACGTAAAGGAACAGAGACGAATATTCATTTCTGGTTTGGTTCCGCGATCCATTTTGCAATGGAAGACTTTTTCGGGGAGAATAAGTTTGGTAGTCCTGTGAAAGCATTTCAGGCTTACTATGCGGCATTCCCAGCATCAGAAAGACCTATGGGTGCCGATGAGCATTATTTCCTCGGTATTGGTATGTTAGAGTATTTCTTGGAGTGGTATATGCCACGTAATGCAGATATGCAATTCGAAACAGTATGGTGGGATAAAGATAAGAACATAGTACCCCCCGGCACAGAAGATGCTAAGCCTTTAATTGAGGAATCATTTATGTTAGATCTTGGCATTAAAGTTTGGGCCGATATGGAAACAGGCGATATCGTAAATGTTACAAAGGATATGCAGATATTGACTGATGATAAGGGCGAGTATCTACACAACGGTGAGATAACTGTTTGGCATGATTCACCTAAACAATATATCAAAGAAGTACCTTTGTATTATCATGGAACGTTAGACCGTATTGTTCAAGATAAATTCGGTCGATGGTGGATTATGGACTGGAAAACAGCCAAGAGCGCTGATACGAATAAGCTAGATACCGATGATCAGATCAGTGCCTATATGTGGGCGGCTGAACAGTGGTTCGGACGACCTATTCATGGTTTCGTTTATGTTCAACTTACGAAGGAACTCATTAAGCCACCGAGACGTTTGAACAATGGTTCTTTGTCAGTTGATAAGAAACAAAAGACAACGTACCAACAGTTGCGTAATGAGATTATTCGCGATTATAAGGAAGTAAGTAAGGCGCCAGCAAAACTAGTAGACTTTTTAAATGTACTAGCTTCGCAGGAAACACCCGAAGGGGACAAGTTCATTCGATGGGACTTCGTTACCAGATCACAAGGTCAGAAGAAATCAACTTACCGTCATATTCTAGCTGAAGCTACTATGATGGCGGATCCGAACTTATATTTGTTCCCGAATCCTACAAGAGATTGTATTTGGGATTGTCCATTTAGAGATGCATGCCTTCTTCAGGATGATGGGAAGGAAGTCGAAGCACAACGTTGGTTGAGTGATAACTTCGAACCTAGAACACGTAAGGAAGATGGCAACATCGAACCGTGGCGCGTAGGTATCCCATGGCCAGACAAGGACAAAGAGGGAGCTGCTATTGGATCACTAGTTGAAGAGATGACGCTAGACGCTAATTCAATCCTAAACGTTATATTACCAGAAGAATACAAAGATCTATGAGGCAGTATGTAATAGCACAAACGCGAGTTCAATATTTCTGCTTCTTGGCAAAACACAACTTAATACCTAAGGAATATAATTACGTAGCTAATATCGGAGCAATGCGGGGACTCCCTAAAAGTACTATAATCATAGCACTTCCAGGGGCACATATGAATCGTAACTATATTATGGAGGAACTGTCAATGCTTTATTTGAGATACAAAATAATACCTGAAAAGGTTTGGGAGGAACTACAATGACAGAACAGTTAACAGCAGTACCAGCAGCAGAGGTATTCGATTATTCCAATTTAAGTCACGCAATTCCGATGATGGGATTACGTCCAATAGAATCAGTGTACAACTGGACTAACATTTTGATCTATGGTCCTTATGGGGATGGTAAGACGCATCTTGCAGGTTCAGCAGCATTAGTAAAAGAAATGCGTGATGTTCTTTATGTAAGTCTTGAGGGTGGGGAGAAGACCCTACGTACTATCGCTAAGATGTGCCGCGAGCACAATGTAGATCCTTCCTGTATCATGGTAATGCCTATTCAAACGTACAAGCAATATGCACAACTATATGAAACACTGAAGAAGCATATTCAATTCCGTGACTCAAATAACGTTCAAGGGTTACGTATGATCGAAGCTCAGCTACGCGGAGTAGAATTACTTCAAAAGATTGGTTGGGTGCCTTCATCAACTGAACCACAGAAAGTTATTCAAGAGATGGCACAAAAGATTACTGCATTATCTCAAGACGCGGAAAAGTTGGCAGAATTGATTCCTGAACCAAAACGTTTCAAAACTGTTATTACTGACTCGTTGACTGAAGCTCAAAAGTATTGTATGTATCAATTGCTAGGGATAGATCCATTGACTCAGAAGTTGGACGCTGAACCGGATGCTGCCGAATGGAAAGACTGGGGTAGTTCACGTGAGATGGTTAACTTCTTAGTTCGTCGTTTCCGTGACCTTGACATCAATGCCATCTTTGTATGTGGTGTTGATGAAACAGTGGATGCTCGTAATCGTAAGTACTACGCACCGATGCTGCCGGGTAAGTTATCTAAGGATGTACAAGGACTAGTTGACGTTGTTGGTTATCTGAAGAAAGTACCTCTTGAAGGTGGTAAGATAACACGGCAATTGATTCTAGAAGGTGGCGATTATGGGGCAACTAACATAGCAGCTAAACACCGTTTCGGAGCGAACCTTAAAACTCAGGGTGTCGTTGATCCTACGATGCAAATGCTGTACGATCTGGACAATAACTAGGAGGTCATTGGCATGGCGAAGAAAAGACGTAACAAACAGTTAACGCCGAAACGTCATGTGGATGAAGTTCAAAAGGCTTACGATCATCTAGAAGTAATTGCCTTACGTACAGCAGAGAAGACTTTAAAGGAGGTATATGGTTTCGGAGACGTTAGAATGAAACGTTTCCGAGATGCTTACCTTTGGAACTTCGGAGAGCAGGCGGCTGAATATGCCGACGAGATAATACAAAATACAGGAAGTAGGGATTTCTAATGTTATCACAAATTTACCCACAAACACAGCACGATTATAAATACGAACTAACGAAGGACATGCATTTCGCAGCAGCCCACTTTATTCCGCATAATGATGCCGGTATGTGTGCAAATATGCATGGTCATACTTATCAATGTGCCGTAACGATAGCTGGTAATGAACTAGATTACCTAGGCTTCTTGGTTAACTTCCAGGATATTAAGATGTTAGTTCATAAGCGTTTCGACCATTCGGTTATGAACGAAGACGTAGCATTCACTTCACAAACAAAAGAAAAGGGTGGTGAGCCCGAAATAAACCATTGGGGCGTTTACCCAACAACCGAACTAGTGGCTCGTGAAGTTCATAGGACAGTTCAAGACTATCTCGATGAACGAGGACATGGAGCTCAATGTGTTCAAGTATATTTACGCGAAACGCCAACATCTTATGTTGTTTACAGAGGAGGTAAGTAATGACAAAGACAACTAGAATCCCTAAAATGCCTGTAATGGAAGTATTTGGTCCAACGATTCAAGGTGAAGGTATGGTCGTTGGTCGTAAGACTATGTTCGTTCGTACTGGTGGCTGTGACTATTCTTGTGCGTGGTGTGATTCAGCATTCACTTGGAATGGGGAACAAAAGGCAACAATGATGACTGCACAAGAAGTATGGGACCAATTAGAAGAGATTGGAACCGTACAGGTTAGAACTGAAACACCTGACGGACCTGATGAATGTTTCTGGTGGCCTACTAGAAACTTTAATCATGTGACCATTAGTGGAGGTAACCCAGCATTGATTGGAGCCGCTATGAATGATTTCATTGATATTTGTCACAATAATGGCGTACAGATTGGCCTAGAAACACAAGGTTCAAGATGGCAGGATTGGTTCTATAAGATTAATGACCTAACAATCTCACCAAAACCACCAAGCTCAGGGATGACAACAGACTGGGGGAAATTAGATGCAATCGTTGAAAAGCTGTATGCTAGTGATCTCGTTGACTATTCTCTTAAGGTGGTTATCTTTGATGATGCTGACTTCGAGTTTGCAAAAGAAGTATACCGACGTTATGTAACCGAGAAGGGTACCGCTTATCGTTCAATGTTCTACGTATCCGTTGGTAATGAAGATGCAAAGACGGAAGAAAAGATTGCAGGTCGTTTGTTGGATAAACTCGATTGGTTATGGAGTAAGGTATTAGCCGATCCAGATTGTAATGATTGGAAACCGTTACCACAATTACACACACTGGTGTGGGATAACAAGCGAGGTGTTTGATATTGAATCTACCTACGGCTATTGAAATGTCTCAAACACTTAGTGATGGTAAAGTCTATAGAGAATCTTGGAATACTGGGATCTCCATAGAACCCACCGACACATGGGATTGTTGTGTCTTATATACACCAGAAGGCAGAAGTGCTAAGCGCTGGAATCCTTCAAAAGAAGATCTAGTTGCAATTGATTGGCAGTACGATTAAAACTATTGGCTTGCGTACCAGGGTGTGGTTGGTCTGCAAGCATTTCTTTATGGCCGCGAGGCAAAACCCATTTGAGGAGGAATTAACATGGCAGAGACAGATCCAGGGAAATTACATGCAGCACCACTAGCAGAGACAGATCCGGGTAGATTACATTCCATAACAGTAGGAGCAACAGAAAACCGGGTTCAGTTGGGGGAGCGTTATGCTTTCTTGGCGGCATTAGAAGCAGCTACCCACGAGATTCACGGTGTGGAGGACGCCGAATGAAGCAGGTTGAAATGACCCGTTATACGGATCCAGAACGATTGCACTTGGCGAAAGCCGCCGCAATATATCTGGGTAAAGAGGACGTTGATAACATCAAACGTCCTTTAAGCATTATGAAGAAACGCCATGCTTTGGCTATCTTTAGAGGTGAGAGTGCTAGATTCGAGTTTAAGACTTCGAAAGTTGTCTATGACCATCTAATCACTTACACTACCGCGGACATGCGGGCTTGTGCGGGACTCAGAGCCAATCAGGGTACTACGTTCATTCCTCCGGTGGAAGACAACGATCCGGTATATCAACAGATAGCTGACGAGTCAATAGCAAACTATCAAGCGCTAATCTGTGGTGTTGATCCAACGAGTGAAGATCCTATCAAACGTAAGAGATTACAAGCAGCACGTTCTATACTACCCATGAGCACAGAGTTGCATTATATGTTCCAGTTTAATTTCCAAACACTAATTACAATCTTCCAGCAGAGAATATGGACCCCTGGGGCACAGCAAGATACTGCCGAAGTAGTACAGCAAATGTTCGCCCTAGTACGTATGGAGGATCCAGAGTTATGGAATACCGTATATGACATGTTTGGCCCTGAAGAAATGGCTTGGGTACATGCAAGGAATAGAGTGAAGAAAGAGATGCCAGATCTTTATGCCTCGCTCGTTGCTAAGTATGGTAATATCAAGACCATGTGGTGATGGTCTTTGGTCCAGAAAAGATATTTTAATTATTTTTGAATATTTATTTCATTCGAGATTCGATTTTCATATTATATAAATATAAGCAAGAGATTAAGAGATCGATTTTGACAACACAAATTCGTTCGTATCTTGCTTATTTGCTAGTCAAGCAGCCATGCTTTAAAATGGAGGGTGGATGGTCGGGAACAGATTCCAAAGGAATCAAATGTGTTGACACAGAGGAGGAAATTAGCATGACAGAAGATTTCTTAAACGGCGCAGGTATGGATTTAACAGGTGGTTCTACAGTTAACACAGGTACGGACAATGGTGGTTTAGTTTTCAACCTTAATGATGTTGAGGAAGATAAAGGTTTTGAATTATTACCAAAAGGTACGTATGCTGCAGTAGTTGACGAGTTAGAATTTGGTGAGTCTTCAACAGGCAACCCAATGTTCACTGTTAAGTACAAAATCGTTGAAGGTGAGTTTGAGAAACGTGTGCTGTTTGACTATTGGGTACTTGCTGGAAATGGTAAAGACTTTGGCTTAGGTAAGCTTAAGAAGTTCCTTAACCGTGTAGTACCAGAAGCTAACATGGCTTCATTCAATCCGCAAGCGTTCGCAGATGAAGGTACTGCAATCGGTCGTGAATTGCAAGTAGTGGTTAACATTACAACTCAGAAGAAAGGCGATTATAAAGGCGAAAAACGTAACCAAGTAAAAGATATCTTGGCTGCAACGTCTGGATCATTCGTTTAATTTAAAAGCATCGGAGCGTCGTGTAGGCGTTCCGATTTTTTAATGTTAACATCGGAGAGGGGCCACAAGTTCCAATCCTTAAAATATAACACGCACAGGCGTAGAGGGAGTACTACATGTCAAAAGATAAATTCGAAGCCATTCCAGCAGAGTATAGCCTAACAAGCAAACAACTTCAGAAGCTTACGGACACGCGTCCTGAGATTGATTTTGCTTATGAAGGTGTTGTGTCTAACACGGAAGCTTTTATGGATGGTTTAAGAGGTATGATGTTAGTTGCAGGTGACGATCCAGAACGTAATGGTTTACAAGAAACGCCATTTCGTGTGTTCAAAGCATTTATGGAGTATACAAAAGGATACTCAGAGGATCCAAAAGCAATCCTAGGTAAAAGCTTTGACGTGGAATTTGATGAAATGGTTCTTATTAAGGATATTCCATTCAATTCGATGTGTGAACATCACTTTGCACCATTCTTTGGAACAGCTCATATTGCTTACATTCCACGTAATAATGTTATCACCGGGCTATCAAAGTTTGCTAGACTTACTGATGCCTTTGCTAATAGATTCCAAGTACAAGAACGTTTAACAACGGATATCGCAAACACAATCCAAGAAGTATTGGATCCTCTAGGTGTAGCTGTTGTCATTGAAGCCGAGCATTATTGTATGTGTGGTCGCGGAGTTAAGAAGAAAGGTGCTTCGACAGTAACATCTTCAATGCGGGGCGTTTTCAGAACAAATGATGCAGCACGCTTAGAAGTGCTAAGTCTTATCAAGGGGTGATCATGTTGTTATGGCGTTTATTTTCCCTATGTTGTATTTGTAGTCTTGCGTATCAGGTTGTTTGGGGTACTGGTTGGAGTGCAACCATCGGACGACTTCTTTTCAGTATTGTGGTTATAAGTCTTTGGTTCGCGGAGTTAATGAAAACGGTAGCGGCCTGGGAAAAAGATGAGGAGGAGTTATAATGTCTTTTACCATGGTCTGTGGTAAGTGCAAGGAGCCTGTAATACAGGCAAAAAGTATGAAGATACACTCGAGAGATACAACTCATAAGGGTGTTTGTATACCTTGTTACACTAAGCGCCAGAAATGGCTAAAAAGTCGTGGAAAGAAATATGATAGCAGATACTGTTAGATTCCAACAATTGAAGCATCGGATACGAGCCAGAGCTGCTGCCGGTGCTCTCCCAGAAAGGGTGAAGCATTGTGAACAAAAACCGAAAGATTATTATGTGCGAAATTATCGAACAAATGACGAGTCATCTTCAAGATGCTCAAGCGAATCCAGAAGGTACTGGTTTCAAAGCACTGGAGGAAGATTTAGGTCAATTGGAAGCTTTATATAAAGACATCGTAGGGAGTGAAGCATGTGATGACAATCAAGATTCGTGGTTTTGAGGTTGTAGCTGATTGGGCTAGGAGAGTTCCGGGAGCCGAAGTTATACTACCGAGACGAAGTACGACGAAGGCTGCTGGGTATGATATCTTTGCACTGACTGGTGGTGTCCTTGAACCAGGAGACAAGATGGAGTTTCCGACCGATGTGAAGGTGTATATGCAGGATAATGAAGTATTCAAGCTATATCCGCGAAGTAATCAGGGTATCGTATACGATGTAATGTTGGCAAACACCACAGGTGTCATTGATGCCGACTTCTACAATAATCCGAAGAATGACGGAGGCTTTACAATTGTTCTTCGTAACTTGGGACCTACACCATATATAGTTAACCCGGGGGATAGAATAGCACAGGGAGTATTTACTCCCTATCTATTAGCTGATAACGAGAGAGATGAAGACCTAAGAATTAGAACCGGCGGCGTTGGCAGCACGGGTAAATAAGGAGGCGTACCAGGTGGTGGGAATAGAAGCACAAGAAGCAATGAACCAAGCATTCGTAGTTGTAGTAGGTCCTGATTGTTCCGGCAAGACTGGCCTCATTGAAGCACTTGCAGCGCATACAGGTGCAACAGTAGTCAAAGGATTACGTATTACAGAACGTTGTGAGATTATGCCTCACTTGCGACGACAATTGGCTGAATATGATCCGAAGGTAACAGGTAAAGGGGTTATTATGGATCGTTGGCAATTCCCGGATGACATTATCTATGAATATCATTACGGTCGTAGAACATCAGTAGTAATGGACAATCTGCGTTCATTCAACAAAGAGTTACGTAAGGTGGATGTGTTATTCCTTTACGTAACAGCTGATGTCGATGTACTAGCAGAACGATTACGCATACGTGGAGACGATGAAGTAGCAGTAGAACAGTTAGCCGATATACATCGACGTTATGAAGAGTTCTTCAATAACACTTACGTAAACATGAACATGCGATTACCTAAGGGTGAAATTGATTCGACACACCTGACAAAGGATGAAGTGTTCGCTTTAGCAATACAACACATCAAACGTCATTACAGTGGTAAAGCATACAAACGAGGAGGACTTTAGGATGAAAAAAGAAGCAGTAGTATTATTTAGTGGTGGGATCGATTCAACAACATGCTTGGCTTTGGCTGTAGAAGCCCACGGAGCAGCCAACGTGATGGCTTTAACAATGTTCTACGGACAGAAACATAACAAAGAACTTGAAAGTGCAAAGGCAATTGCCGAGCATTACGGAGTTACTCATGTAGTACGCGATCTGTCAACGGTATTTACTTTCGAGGAAAACAATCCGCTATTAGGACAAGCTGAGATGCCTACGGGAACATATAAAGAGCAGTTAGAAGAGAAAGGCATTGCACCTACCTATGTTCCTTTCCGTAATGGTCTGTTCTTAAGTTATGCGGCTGCTATTGCTTATTCCGTTGATGCTTCTGTTGTTGTTTATGGGGCACATTCTGATGACGCGGCAGGTAATGCTTATCCGGATTGCTCTATGGAATTTTACGATGCTTTCGGTAAGGGTATCTTTGTAGGTACTGGTAACAAGGTACTTGTTAAGGCACCACTGATTGATCTTAATAAAGGTGATGTTGTTGCTCTCGGGATTCGTCATGACGCACCGTATGAGTTATCTTGGAGTTGTTATGAAGGCGGAGAAGTTGCTTGTGGTGTTTGTAGTACTTGTATTGATAGACTTGAAGCCTTTGCACAGAACAATATCTTAGACCCGATCACATACGCAGGCGATATTCTTTGATGGCGAAGAAAGTAATTCCTTTACGTCGACGTGAAGAGTTTGATAGTCGTGTGAAAGAACATCAAGTAAGAAAGATGCACATGGAGCAAGCAAACGACAAGTTATTCAATACAGCTTTCAAAGGTATCTTTCTTGTGTGGTTTGTAATGTTGCTAGCTGTACTCGGTTTTATGGCGTGGATGATCTATGCCATTAGCAAGTGGACAGGCTTAATTTAATTTCAGTATCACCCCAACCTGGTACGAAACCGGGGTTGGGGTATTTAATTAAGGGATGGGGAGAGAGTATGGCAAAGTATTCAGATAATCCAGCAGAAATCCGTGAGGACGAAATTGTAGTTAAAGTTACGGGAGATTTGGGTATTTATCTATACGGTTGGAAGAAGACAGCTGATCGCAGAGATGCTATTCGTTGGACATTAGAAAGTGGCGATTTACCTTACTATGCTGGTGCTGGAATTATGAAAATAGAAATCATCGAGGGGGAAATGACTATATGAAAGCAGCAACTATACTACCACAGAGATTCTTAAGGTACGCGAAGGATGATGATTACCATATGGCACTAGCGCATATGGTTGATGCACCTGGTTTTGAAGACTATACAAGCTTCTTTACTAAGATGGCTAATGACGGTGCCTTTGTTATGTTGGACACTGGTTTGATCGAAGGTAATGCACGTCCGATTGAAGAGTTAGTCGAAAAGGCGAAACTGATCGGTGCACAGGAAATGATTCTGAATGATGTATTCCAGGATCATGCAGGGACATTGGATTCTACTTGGGAGGCTTTGGCATATGTTAAGAAGCATCATCCTAATATTAGAACAATGGCGGTTCCTCAAGGTCATAACTTCGAAGATTGGGTTGCTTGTGCTAAAGAGCTTTGTAAGTGGCCTGTTGATACTATCGGCGTACCGAAGATACTAACTAAGTTAACGGGGGACCCACATGCAAGACTTAAAGCAATAACGGCAATCCAAGATGTAATTGGTGAAAAGGAGATACATTTGTTAGGATGCTGGGAAAATCCGTTAGAATTAAAGATCATAGAGAACTATATTAGGCAAGGTAAGATAAAAGCTGTGCGTGGCGTTGATAGTGCAATCGCTTGGGCATATTCAACAGAGGGATTACGTATCACAGAAGATGTTCGACCACAAGATCCGATTGACTTTAAAGCAACAACAGTAGACGACGACTTATTGAGTCTGAATATTGGTTTCTGGAAACATGAATGTCACGGCAAGGTTGAAGACTCAAATATTAAGAGAATCTTTTAAGGTGGTGTCTTATGAGTACCTTTTGTCCTAGCTTTGCTACATGTGGTGGCTGTAAAGGAACTCCATTCACTAAGGTAGGGGTACGTAACTTACCTAGTGAGACGGAGATAATGGTAATTGGTGATTCGCCAAATACAATAGAAATAAAACGTAATTCTTATCTAGATGGACCGGCAGCAGACATATTAAGAAAGACAATGGCCAAAGTCGGATTACCTGTTGCCGATGATAAGGTTTATTATACTACGGCAATCAAGTGTGCTTATCCAAAGCGAAAAGGTAAACAGATACCCAATGAGATTCCTAGGAACTGTTTTAGTAACATCATAGAAGAGATTAATGCGGTCAAACCACGTATTGTTTTAATATTAGGTAAGACGGCAATACAAACAGTTTATGGGGATACGAATATTAAAGTAATGCAGGTAATGGGACGTGTAACGCCTATACCTGGTGTAAATGAAAGTGTCATAGCAGTCCCATTATTGCACCCTGCGTTGATTATGAGATCCCCGGGGGATTATAAACCCTTCCTAGCTTCACTTCAATTAGTTGCAACTTTGTTCAAAGGTGGTAAACCTTATGATACTGGTAAGGTAGCTTATCAGATACTAGATACGGAAGAGTTGTGTGATCAAGCACTTAAGTTCCTGGCAACTAAAACGAGAGTATCAGCCGATATGGAGACCACTGGTTTAGACTATCGTATAGTTGAGTTTCTAGTTCTGGGTATTGGATTTGACAAGAATAAGGTTTTTGTCATTCCAAGAGAAATGAGACATCGTGTTAAGGAATTCTTTGCCCTAGAAAACCTAAAGTGGACTTGGCAGCATGGCAAGTATGATACGAAGATAATGTGGCGTAGGAAAGTTGCAACGGTACCTTTGGATCATGATGTTATGTACATGCACTATACGTTAGATGAGACATCGGCACATGACTTGGAGCATTTGTCCAAAGTATTCTTACAGGCAGAAGCATATAAGTACAAGATGAATCAGAACTTCAAGGCTATAACATTAGAGAATTATCCAGAGTGGTTTGAGTCGTTATGCGAACGTGTAGCAGTTGACTGTGACATGACATACCAATTGGAAGATGTTCTATTAGCTGAATTGGCTAAAGAACCAGCATTAGACAAAGTATATCATAATTTGATTATGCCCGCAGCCCCGTTCTTAGCTAGAGTTGAGCAGAATGGTCTGTTAGTAAATCCTTCAGTGTTAGAAGGTTATGGAGAAGAGTACGAACAGATATTGGCCGGTATCATGGATCAGATCCATACACTAGCAGCACCGGACTGGGATCCAGAATTATATAAGTTTGAAATGGATGCTAAAACCGCACCAGACCTATTTAACCCGGCAAGTTCGAAACAGATGCAATGGATGGTATTTAAGAAGCTTAAACTACGTCCGAGGATTAGAAAAGGTTTATCTACTGGAGCAGCTATACTGGATTCAATAGAAGATCCGCCAGAGTTAATCAAGATGGTTATGAAACATCGTAAGGTCGCAAAAGAGTATTCGACATATGTTAAAGGTCTTTTAAAATGGCGAGATACTGATGGAAGAGTTAGAACAAACTTCTCATTACAGGTTACGGCAACAGGTCGTTTATCTAGTAAGGAACCTAACGTGCAGAACATTCCGTCAGCATTCGGTGTAGGTAATGTTCGTAGATCATTCTTAGCACCAAAAGGTTATATTGTAATGGAGTGTGACTATACTGGTGCAGAGTTGCGTTGGTTATCTTGTTTGAGCCAATGTCCGGTACTTAAGGCTGTATTTGTTGAGGGACGAAATCTTCATGATGAAACCGCACAAGGTATCTGGGGAGATAACTATACCAAGCAAGATCGTATGAGAGCCAAGGCAGTTAACTTTGGTATTCCTTATGGCCGTGAGGCGAAATCATTCGTCGATGAATTTAACGTTAGTATGGAAGAGGCTCAGAAGATGGTTGATGGTTGGATGAACACTTATCCAGGGGCTAAGAAGTATCTGTTATGGTGTGCTGAAGCAGTAACTAAAGGTTATTACTTAGAGACACCTTTCGGAAGAAGAAGACGTTTCGGATTAGTAACACCTGAATCATTACATGGTTTACAAAACGAGGCACGTAACTTCCCGATACAATCAGCATCATCAGATACAACTGTTACAGCCGCAATGGAATTAGAACCAGAAGTGTTGAAACGCGATAGTGTTATCGTCAATTTGGTGCATGACTCCATCATGTTCTATGTACCTGCGGAAGCAGATGTAATCTTAGAGCTTAGTAGATTAGTAAATAACCACATGATTAATGTACCTAAACGTTTATTCGGTTATGACATTCCATTTGAATCTGATACAGATATCGGTTTTACTTGGGGAGATCTTAAAGCATTGAACCAGAAGTCAGAATGCTTAGAATGGGAAGAGAAAGATGCAGAAGGTAACAAACAATTCAAGTCAATGCCACTTCAGGAATGGTTAGATATAGAGTCAGCAAAGGTAGCACCGATTTATGAAGAGCAGTGGTATAAGGACTTAGAACAGCTCTAGGGGTGATAGATGTGGATAGGTATTTTTTGGATTATCGTAGTCAGGAAATAGTCAAGAACTTGGATACTTCGTTCTTGGCTCCTGAAATGTATATTGAGGTTATTGTTGATAGTTCGCGGGACGGTCTTTATCATCACACCTATAGTGATGGTGAAGGGGGTTTATTAGATTTTGCATTCACTATGGAGCAGGTTGAGGCTGCTGGAGGTTATCATAATCTTTTAGACATGCATTGTAAACGTCATGGTTTCACCCCTCACGAGATAGTACGCAAGACGTTATATCTTCCGCAAGAGAAGTTCGATGCGGCGTACCAGGGTGGGGTACTTTAAGTTCTAGTAGCTCTGCCGCGGGGTACAATACATTGTCAGGGGGAATGGAAGTGGGGAAAAGCAATAAGAGGAAGTCGATATTGCCCTTAGTACTTATTGGGACACTTTCCATAACGTTATGTGGAGAGGCTTTACTAATTAACAACCTTAGAGAGGATTCCGAAGAACAGTTGGACAAAGTTAAAGGAAGAATTGCCTTAGTAGATAGTATGAACAAACAGCTGGGTGAATCATTACAGATTACACATACTAAAATGTTGGGTCTAGAGAAGAAAGCAAAGAAGAGTAACAAGCAGATCCAACTGCTCAAGGACAAGAATAAGGTTTTAGTCAGGGAGAACAAGAAGTTAAAAAAGCAGTTAAGTCTGCAGGCGGTAAAAGCCAGAACGACTAGCAAACATGTCGTTAAGGTACCTGCAGGCTGGAAGACGGCTAATGGACAAGCTACTGCATACAGTCCACTTGATAATCGTAGCGGTATTGAATCAATGGGAGATCCGACCAAGACTTCAATTGGTCTTACGGTGGGTTATGGTAAGTTTGCAGTTGACCCAAAACGGATCCCATATGGTAGTAAGATTATCCTAACTTATGGTGATGGTTCTACTGAAGAAGGTATTGCTGCAGATACAGGAGGGGCTATGCGAAATGCTCCGGGGATAGTAATTGACGTATTCAGACAGTCCTACGAACAAACAATTGCTTTCGGAAGAAAGAATGTACAGATTGCTTGGCAAGCTCCACAGAAATAAAAAGAGGCTTAGGGACATAGGTCCTTAAGCCTTTTCTTTTAATCGATTCGGAGAGAATCTATACATAATGAACATACATATATCAATGCTTAAATTGCTAAAGGGATACAAAAGCTGATAAGCCCGAATTACTTCTGTAACATCTTTAACATCAACTCATTTTGCTTTTCTGTACCTGTATAGTTAGGAATCTTAAGCTGTTTAGCTAACACCTTACGTGCTGCTATACCCGATGGCTTGTCATGATCTTTTAGGTAATCAACTATAGACAAGTACACCTTTGGTTTTGGTTTCGGTTTTGTTGTCGTAGTTGGTTTAGACGGTTTGACACTAGCTACATAATCGGTCTGTTCGATCAGTGGCCATGGATCAACCGCATTAGGTTGTCCTGGTGCATATCTCCCTTTATGAATTTCAAAGTGAAGATGTTGTCCCGTTACTTGCCCTGTAGAACCCATAATACCAATGATTTGCCCTTGAGCTACTGAATCCCCAACTTTTACTGTTTGTGAGTTCAGTTTCAAGTGTGCATAGTTTGTTTCCCACGTTACGCCATTGAGATTATGGACAATGCGAACTGTATTACCATAAGTACTTAATACGCCAGAATAGACAACTTGTCCTGCTGCTGCTGCTCTGATTGAAATAGTTCCTGCTTTCGCCAAATCAATTCCTTGGTGCCAATTTCGTGCTCCAAAGATAGTGCGCCAGCCGAACGGTGAAGTCAGTACCCCTTCACACGGTTTAATGAATTGTTTTGACATAATAATTCCTCCTATTCGTTATCGAACTCGTCTTCGTCTTCGTCCTCTTTGTGTTCGTCTAATATTTTCTTTTCTTCACGTGCCCGGCTAGTAAGTACATAAGTATTCTTGTAAATACCATAAGCAACTACGGCTAGAGCAATACTTGCCGCAACACAATTTGAAAAGGCATCAATTGAATCCTCGGTGAACCAATCAAAGGATACCCCAATTGTTTGTAAGAATAAATAAATAGACCCCAAAAACCCTGCAATTAATACAACTAGTTGTTTCGCTTGACTAGATATGATGTTTCTCCTCCTTTAGTATGTGTTTCAATATCTCCAACACGAACTTCTAACTTACCCAAAGATACCTGCATTTCTCCCTGGACTTGATTTACTTTTTCGATCCCGCCGATAGTAGCTTCTTGTGTGAGCTGGATAGCCCCTAGTATCTCTAGGGACTTCTCCTGGCTCTCATTTGACCGCTCCAAGTGATCCAATAATCTGGATTCACGCTTTTGTGATTCAATGCGAGCCGCCTCATACAATGAAATTATTTTGTCTTCACGTTCACTACCATCTTTACGTAGTCCTTTTAAAACCGCTCCCACAAGACCGATACACAATATGGCCCATACTGCTTGGCTCGTCGCTATCTCTGATATTGCTTCCATATAATAACCCCCATAATTATACTTTGATCAGAACCATGCAAACGGTATACTTGTGGGAGAGCGTACCATATACAAAAGCCTCACCTCCTTTCCAGTCTATACACTCATACCTTATCGAATAGTATTGTGTATTCGTACACATCCCAGTTTGCATTTTTCAATTCTACCCTCATTGTTTTAGTTGTTGCCTTCCATTCTAATTTTGCTGTATAGTCATCACCTTGATCGTCAGCTCCATAGACAGGATTACCGTCCTCATCAAAGATTATGAACATCGTATCGAAGTTATCGTCATCGTACGTGTTGAATTTATACTTCTGACCTACATCCAAATTAGGTAGGGTTATAAAGAGTGTATAAAAACCATCTGCATTGGAAGCATATTGGTATTCCGGACTAATCTCCATAATCAATGGATTGTCTAGGGACGTCCCGGGACCCGCTTCAACCTCCGGCTTCGAAGTATATACACGTGTTTCGATTGCACTTACATTACCGGCAAGATCGTAACCAATGAACCTAAGGATCGTTGTTTCACCGGCAACCGTGTAGATAGGACCTTCGTAGCGGAACCCTTCTGGATTCGTCTTAGACGGATCAGAACCATCAAGCGTATAATAAATCTCGCCCAGTTCATTCATCTCTAATTCAATCTGCTGTGCTTCGGCATATTCGCCTTCTTCAAGACTAGCACTAACAATTGGAGGTGTGATATCAAAGACGTATGTTGCTTCGTATATCTCTGAAGGATTATCCAAGGCATCTATACCATAGCATCTAAGTTCTACCTCACCCACACCTGGTACGATGTCAATAGGCCCTTTATAAACTGCACTGGCTTCACTTGGGGCACTTCCATCTAAAGTATAGTAGATAGTAGATGGTTCACTAGCAGTAATAACTATTTGAATTGGCTTGCTGTATATTCCCGTAGGTGGTTTAATATCTAATACCGGTGGGAACGTATCATCAGGTACCTCTTCATTAGAACCAATAAGTGCTGCACTAGCCGTAATTGATACTGCATGTCTCGGTCCTACAAGTAATCTAATACAGTATAGATCATCTTGTGACTCCGGAATAAAACCTCCTGAATCGAGCATCTTCCAGTGAATACCTTCGTCGTAAGTAACTCGGAAGTCTTGTGGACTCTCTTGTATATTGGTCGATGCAATCTCTTGCGTCTTGTCCTTATCTGCATAAGCCGTAGCCTTTAGATAAGTTGTTTCCAATACGGGATCAGGAAGACGTACATAGATATATGCCGTCGCCGAATTAAGATCTATGCCATATATTTCCGGTGGGGTTATTCCGACTGCTGTGATATCTACTGAATCAGTAACTCCCCAGCGTCCAACAGTTATAGTAGCTTCACCCATTTTAAGTGCTGAAATAACACCTTGCTGAGTTGTGGAAACTACTAATGGTTGGCTCGAAACCCACTTACCAAAGAGTGCTAAATCTTCTTTGAACTTATCTCGGTATGTTGCATAGGCTCTTAAACGTAACTTTCTTCCTGGTCTTAATAGTGGACTCTCAAGTGGTTTAATTTCTACTTTATCAGGTCCAAATACTTCCAAGGATGTTTCTTCTGTATAACCTTCATATGAAACTTGGAGCGTAGAATATCCAACCTTTACCCCAGAAAGCTTATTTCCCTTAACTGTTACTAACGTAGTATCGAGGACTTTTATCTCCGCTTCATCAGTAATTACAGCTTTAGAACCATCAGGCATAACCGCCGTAGCTTTGATCTTCTTAAAGGCACCAGCACGAATTTCCGCTCCCGAAACGACAAGCTTACTATCTAACTCTATATCGATCTTCGCAGGTCCAGCATCCTGACTGGCGAACTTAAATCTAGGATAATCTTTACCCTCTTTAATACTCCATATGGTATCGAAATCCCAGCCCACATAAGTTGCCTTCTTCTTCATGGCTATTGTTGTTTCTGCCTGAACTCCAGGATCAACTCCGAGACCGTTTATGTCCCCATCAAAGTGCTGTCTGGTCAAGGTTACCCAGTTAGGAAGACCTCCGGCAACCCAAGCACCCAAGCCATTATTTGAACTATAACGCATCCCGGGAGCATTTATGGCCGCATAGAAGTTAGATAGGGCTAATGTTGAACCCATGCCAGATAAGCCTCCGAAGAGACCACCAAAAGCAGAAAGCGTAGCACTATTCTGGAACCGTAAATCTATCATTAAGTTGGAAAAATTATGTTGTGTATCATCTGTTCGGAAATTCCCAATAAGTCCCCAGTTATATCCTTTGAAGTCTTTGAAGGTAGTAACACAACCTACAGTATCCATATCTATAGGAGTTAGAGTATCGACCCTCCCCGCAAAGCCTCCCATAAAACTAGCGTATTCGGAATTTACTTTGATTTCCGCCTCTACGACGATGTTTTTAAATAACGTCATTTCAATTCCTCCTTATTGGTTACCCCAATCCATACGACCCAGAAAGCCTCCTATGTGTTCACCACTGCCGGGATTGTCAAAAGTGACACCCGAAGCAACTAGGTCGGAGAACATATGGTAAGTATCAGGTATTGCTATTGCTTTAGTGGTTTCCGTAGACGTAAGATGACCTATATAGGCTCCGGCGTGTCCACTATATTCAGAAAGGTGCATTGCTGCATTTGAGATCCTGCAGTTGTTTATAAATGGGAGTGGACTTTGCGATGGATCGGTGCTTACCAATTCAAACTGAAACACGCCAGCCAAAGCACTTGATCTTGTATGCCCCCATACCGTAACGTCTTCTAATATAATGTTACCTAACTGAGCATTTAGTGTAGTTCCGAATAAACCATAACCATCCCCATATACAGAAAAGTCTGAACTATTGATTGTAAGGTTCTTTATCTTAAATCCTTGCCCGTTATAGGAACCTACAAAAGGATTATAACTTTTAGTCATGAATGGTGTCTCATAGTAAACACCCGACATATCAATATCCTTTGTTTGTATATACTTACCTTCTGGATCATCTCTTACAGCTATTAGTTCAGCTGGATTAGAAACATAGTAAGTCTTTTGCTTTGAAAGATCTAAAGGTCCTAAGGTTAAAAACATTTCTCCCGGATCAGTAACTCGTATAGTTTCATCTATGGATTGATATCCAGGCCGTCTTGCGGTAACTCTTAATGTGAATGGTTTGTCAAATCCTATCTCGACGGTACTTCCCATACCACTTGATTGGGGTATTCCGTCTTTGTAGAATGTTGCGTTCCAGTAAATTGCTGGAGGTACTGGTTTCCCAAGAACATCTCGACCTGTGACTTTAAATAGGAAGCCATTCGAAACATCTAACCTTTCATAAGGCATTAAGGTTCCTGAAGCAGTGCCAGCAGATGATGCCCCCTTAAGATATGTGTCTAGTAAGAAGAACTTGTATCCCCAGTTGCTTCCTGTATTAGAGGCCTCATCATAATCAGTTAAACAGACCAAAGAAATTCCTAATTTGGCATTATGGTTATTGACCTTAGGGTAGAGATAAGTTGATGGTCTATTCCCCGAAGGTTTTTCTAATACACTAGCATCATGAGGTGGGGCCTTAAACTTACCCGTTGCACCATCTAGTTCTAGATACTGATAAAGCATATAGTAGGTACTAAATACTCCACCACCATCCATAGAGAAGATCAACTTGGATTGGTTTTTAATGAACCTAGGACTCATTCTAGCCTTCCCGAAATATATATCAAGGTAGTAGCCTAATACGGTATTCTTTGCATGAGTGACATCCCACATCATAGTACCACTTGGACTGAATTTGCGTAGATATATATTTCCTGCTGAACCTGAATCTTTCCATGCTGTATATAAGTTACCCGAACTATCGACAGCAAAAACTCCTAGGTAATCTCCTGAGAGTCCATTACGATCGAAACTTGAGATTAGTAGATCGCCGCCGCCACCTTTAGTGATATAGGTTGCAGGTTCCGCTCCAGCAACTGTGTTGTATAGCGGTATCTGGAAAGCAACTGCCCGACCAAACGATGCTTCATCTCGAGCAGAGGATATAGAACGTCGTTCAGTTGTTTTTGGAAACCAAACCGAGTCAGCGGCATCGTTTCGCATAATTTGGGAACTAGCCATAGACCCACGATTGTAGATAAGTATTTTACTTGTTTCCCTAATGTCCGAACCAGAATGAATCTGACGGGGATAACTTTTAATAGTTACGGGACTTCTCTCACTTCCTACCCAGAAGCCGCCCCATTCATCCTGCCAGCCATTATTCGTGGCATTTGTTGGTACTGTGTCCCTCTTACCAGAATCTATCTGATGAACGCCTCCATTAATTGAACAACCAACATCAATATAGGCGGCCTTGTTCACCTGGTTTCTCGTATTGAAATACTTGGCCCCGATGGTCATTCCGGCATCGTCATTCGTAGACCAGATACCCCGAGACATCTCAGCTAGTGGGATACCATCCACATTAGCAGGTATTAATGCTTCAACTACAGAACCCATATTGCCTGATGACTTAATCGAATGTACCCCATTACCATTTACAGACATAACACCGACTTTAACTGATAGTGGGTACGTCGTATCGTGAGGAAAGCCCCCATAATCATAACCACTAAAGAAGACTGTATCTCCTTCGCATCCAATGAGAGTAGGAAAGCCTAGTCCGGCTGCTCGAAAGCCTGAGTAAGCACTCTCTAAGCTAAAACCTTTAACCGTACCTTTACGCTTGTCAAATCTAATTAGTTGATAGTTATTTCCTCCCCCATCAAAAGAAAGGACCGAGAAGAAATAATCTTCATTCTCGGCATAGCCATCGCCTAGGGATATATCATTTGTACTCGTTTGTATTTCTATAGATCCAGGTTCCATTGCCTTGGTAGTAGTACGTCCCATACCAAGGAAGGTCTGATCAAATAGTTCTTCTAGTTTGTCGTAATTTATCATCTAAACCCTCCTAGGCAATGTCCCATTGGACAATAATTATTCCACGAGGTAACTCCATACCTGAACCGTGTGTTTCTATAACCAACTTAACACCATCATCGATATCGATTAAGGCTTTTTCCTTGTTCACCGGTCCGAATCCAAAGACTTTATTTGCTTCCATGTTAACATCCTTAATGAATGTTCTTGTAGCAATTATGTTGTTGGTTTGGCAATGTACTATTTGCATTTGAATATAGTTTGTATCATTACCTATCATAGGTGCTTCAGGGATATAAGAGATTCGGGCGATCTGAGTAACATCAAGAGCACCAAATACAACTCTTTCGAAAGGTTTATTTGCTTCGATCTTTTCAATTGGTATATATGTGTGTTCTGAAGCGAAAAGCTTATCATTAGAAAGGTTCTTCTCCAGAAATAATTCATCGAAGTAACCAGCGTAGCCTTCTTTATTAATTAGTTCGATGTCAACAGTCAGTAGTTCCTTATCTTGGTCAATCTGTAATGTTGCTTCAAATTCATTCCAGGATACATCAACAGTACTGACTGCGGATTCTAACCACTCCAATGCCAAGGAAGTTCCTCCTTTCTACGCGGCGTACCAGGGTGTGGGTGCGAAGCTATTCTACCGCTCCGTCCGAGGCAACCGATCTCACCGGTAACGCGATCTCATCCTTTGACCCGTCGGCATAATGTGCTGTTGCTCTTACATATGCCCGTACTAATGGATCCTCTTCGGATGGAGAAATCTCAGGTAGATAATGACCTCGGATTCTAAAGTCGGTAGGCTGTACACCACCAGCAGATACTGTTTGTTGCATTCTTCCTTTCAACTTATCTAACTTAAAGGCGTGCTGTGACTTTTCAGTACTGCCTCCTGGGACAATGGATGCTTGTGTTCCTGTCCAAGGATTAAGTATCCCTGTTTCCGCATCACCATTCTTAAGTCTGTTTGTTGAATACTTGGCGGGCATGGAACCTACTAAATCTTCATCGGAAGGGATTTTAGGCATTACAATAACCTCCTTCCAACGATCCGACCTTCAATTGCACCATCGTAAGAATGTGATGCCCGATATACTTCAATGTATTGGTCCGGTATATTAGCTGACGGCGCTTTTATCTTAAGTACGTCACCAACTTCTACCCTTGGATCTCCTCGAGTTACTAGTTCAAAGTAGGCAAATGAATCTGCGACGGCAGGCGCAATAGCTTGGATTAATTTCATTGCATGTATCTCAGTCTGTATCAATTGGTTCTTAATAGGTAATACTTTCTTTGAAGTTGCTCCTGGAGTTAAACCACTTACTTCCCGCGATACAAAACTACAATAAACACCTTGCACAAATACCCCAACAGTTTCACTTTTCTTAGAGCCATTTTCCAAGGTAATATCTATATTGTTTGTTCCGTATGCAATTTCCTTCGTTCTTGTTCCTGTACCCCCTCGGACAGATACTGAATCTATCGATAGTACAGGTGCCTTAGAATAAGAAGCTCTTTCGAAGAATGTATCACCACTGTTAACCTCTATCTCATTGATAGTAGCTAAGTCCGATGTTCTTCGTAAACTTGGGATATTAACGGCTACCGTAACTTTCCCGTAGATAGCGTTAAACTTCTCAGGGTTCTCAATCTCCATTACTTGGTTGACGTCATCCCAGGTAAGCACTGCCTCTTTTGTAGGAATCCCTCTTGTAGCTCTTACTACCCCGAAACGATTGACACACACTCGACAGATCCCAGCTTCACATAGGGGTGCTAAGGCGGCACCTACATTACCTTCAGGTATGAAGCCATATGGAATTCTATCATTGATATTGCTATCCACTTCGTACTGCTCTCTTGCAAGTCCTAAACCTTCGAACAAGGCAAGTAGTAGCTCTGCTATTGTCGTGTTCTCTTGCATGCGTAACATAGGAACACTTTCTTCCTGCAAGTCAAACAGTAGGTCATAAGAAGTTATAGTTGCTTGAACTCCCTGACTCGGAGCATTCCATTCAGATACGAAATAAACGCCTAAAGGAACATATTCAAATACTTCAGGTTCTATCTCTAAGCCATAAAAGCTTTTAACACCCACACCTGGTGCGAGGAGCCCAAATAATGGTCCTTTGTCATTAGCGGGTGTAAACATATATGAAAGATTGTCTACTGCAAAGGTGTATTCATTCGAACTAACACCACCATAAGGTAATGCTTCATTATAAGTAACCTCTTCCAGTACATCATAATCTACAAGTTCAGCGTCGGTTAACACTAACTCCTTAACAGCACCGAAGTTAATGATTAATGCATCTTTTCCCTCAATATTGTTTTTCAGTACTTCTAACCTAATTGTTTTGATCTTCATAGCTTCTACAGAAACATGAGACCAAATAGCTTGTTGGTTATCTGTTACATCTAATACTATTGCCTCTCCTACTTCTGAGGTAATAGTAACCTTGAAGTCTACCAGATATTCAAGGGCAGAACTTACAAGCCAAACATGTTTTGATTCAATCTCCTCTTCGTAGGTTATTTCGATTACTGGAGGAGTGTCAAATTGAGCTAATGGGTTAGATGATTCAGCACTTCGCCAACCATTAAAAGTACCTCTATTACTTGCGGGGATATATTCCCCAACTGAATTGGATTCATCTAAACTTAATCGTCCTTGCAAAAGGCCTCCCACCGGATAACCTTCTTTTTCTGAAGTAGTTGTAATACTAGGTTTATGTATTACGTCAGGTAGAAAGTCCAGTAGGACGATAGCCCTACTTCTACGGACTGAAGCCTCAATCTTTCTAGCAAAAGCTTCACTTGTTTCTATCATAGGACCATCACCTCACTGTTCTATTAAATTGAATGTAAAGTTCTTCCAGTACCATTGCTTGGTAGTTGAATCTCTCGTGCGGAATCTATCTTGGCTAATCTCGCCGACATACATTACAGCTTGTTTTATTACGTTGTTCTCTTCGTAAGTCACCGTGAAGAACAATTCGTCGGTATCTATTAAACTCAAGATATGTTCCATGTCTTTTCCTTTTATTACTTCATAAGTGAAGAACAACTTACGTTTCTTCGCTACAAGATCCAATTTCATATCACCGGAAGCAACACGACCAGCTTTTGTGATATTGTATCTCGAATAAGAAAGATCAGAGGGGTTTTTGATATCAACCCCATTGATCCTTAAAATCATACTCATTGCGGAAGACCCCCTCTGCGGTTCTCGTTCATTCTGATTACGTTCATTCGGCGTTCTAAGTCTTTCAATGAACGGTCATCAGCTATAAGAGTACCTACATAAATTGGTTGTTTATCTGAGCCACCACCATTGCTTGGTGCTTGTTGTTGAGGTAATGCAGCAACGATAGCATCAACGAATGGTTTCAATGCTGTTGGATTCTCCATAGGAACGATTGCTTCCTTACGACCTTTCTCACCAACACGTACGATCGAATCTTGGTCAATGACACCACCACCAGCAAAGCCAGCAATGTTACCAATACCACTACCAACACTCTTAAGTCCAGACATAACAGAATCACCAATACCACCAAGTGAAGGTATTTTAATCTTACTGAATACCTGAGCAAACTTATCGGGTATTGATTTAATTGCATCCCATATCTTACCTGGGAGTGAAGTGAATGGTTTGATAATGTCTGTCACAGCACTAGTAGCCTTACCTGGAAGCTGTTTCATGACATCGACAAATTTGCCTGGTATCGTCGCGATAGCAGTCGCAAACTTCCCTGGCATCGTTGCGATAGAAGCAATAACGACAGACACGAATGTCTTCGTCTTACTCCAAGCCTCAGAAGTCCACTCTTTGAACAATCGAACGACTGTATTCTTTAGGCCTGAAATTGAAGTACCTATAGAAGCAACAGAGTCCACTATGTTCTTGAACATATTCACGAATGCATCTTTCGTATGTTTCTTAGCGACTTCCCACATAGCAGAGAATGTGGTCTTAACAGTAGACCCGAAATCACGGATCGATAAGGCAGTGTCAGTTACCCACGTAAGAACAGATCCACCAACATCACTAGCCCAGTCAGTAAAGATCTTCCACGTATCGGTTGCCCATGTTGATAAGGACCCCCACGTCTCTTTACCCCATTCTACTATCGCATCTTTGTTCTTAGTAGCCCAAGCAGCAATAGTTAATCCAATTCCGGCAAGAACAGTTGCTATAGCTTTCGCTGTGAGTGTAGCAGCTCCGGCAGCAGCAGCAACACCGGCTCCAACAGCTTCGAATGGTATAAGTATAACGGCGGCTACGGCAGCTAACGCTATACCGATAGCAACTAGGATTTCTTTCCAGTGATCCTGAATAAAAGTCCCTACAGCTGAAATAGCTGTTCCTAGTTTATCACCAATGATTCCCATGATATCCGTTATTGCGCCCCAGCCGGCATCCCAGGCAACCTTAGCGGCAGCCATGACCGTAGTGAAGGCCGTAGATATCGCAGGGCCCCAATCAGCAACCTTGGCTACTACATCTACAACTAAGGCAGCCATCGCAGTAGCAGCACCAGCAGCAGCTCCTTGTATTCCTTCGATGATTCTATCTTTGAAGGCGGCCATTTCGTTAACAGCGTTACCGGACCACTCTTTGATTCCTTCAAGTACGAGAGCTCCTACAGCAGGGAGGCCAATGGTTAACCCATCCCAAGCACCGTTTAAGGAACTTCCGATACCTACTTTAAGCTTTCCGAGCTCCTGTAGGATATCGATTGACCACTCTTTGATACCGCCAAGACCTAAGCCTAAAGCTTTTGGCAATCCTAAAGTTAATCCATCCCATACTCCAGCTAATGGTACCGATATTTTACCTTTTAATCCTGCAAGTTCACCAACAAGATTACCAGTCCAACCTTTTACATCAGCTAAAATCCCATCGAACACACCTACTGGGAAAGCCACAGGAAACAGCTTTGGCATCTCTACTGCGAATCCTTTAACGTCGCGAAGCAAACCTTCGAGAATCGTTTTGATTTTCAGTTGAAGTGCCTCGAATGGTTTCAATACCGGCTCTAAGAAAGCACCCGGATCAGGCCATTTCGGCATATCGATCTTGAATTTAATATTGATTGGCCTTGTTAATGCTGGAGGAACCATCGGCCATTTAATTTCAGGCCATTCAAAGTCAGGTAACTTAATCTTCTTAGGCATCTTGTCGGTGATTAGATCGTCAAGACCTCCTAAGTTACCTAATTCACCCAAACCTGGCATTTTAGGTAATTCGTCTTTCTTTGGATCATTATTCTCAGGCATTGCAAAGACTTCATCGAATGCCGCAATGAAGTTCTTTTTCATTTTCTTGGCAGTTTCTTTTCCTTTGTCTTCCGTATCGTCCAATTGGTCGGATAAATTTTCCCCAATACCATCAACCATATCGTTGAAGGCATCAGACCATTTATCCATTCCCGTATCTTTTGGTTCTAATATCTTCCCAAGGTCGAAACCTCCGAGAGAAGCTAGTCTAGCCATTACCTGGTCAAGCCAAGCAGATACTGTTTTGGACGATGCTGCGAGGTAAAGTAAGGCCCCTGCGATAATCATAATAGCAGCAACTAATGGGTTACGTGTCATTACTAAGAATAAAGCCTGTATTGACTTCCGTAGTAATGTAACGGCTTGTGCTATTGCAGCACATATAGCTCCCATTCTCGTAACACTCCAAAGGAATAATAAGGCCTTAGAGGCTACGTTAGCAACCATCAATCCTAGGATTGCCGCTGCGAGATATTTCAATGGTGGAGCGACTTGCATGGCTACGGTTATCAAGTTGGCTATCTGCCTTACTACGGCAGCAATTACTGGGATAACAGCTCCCAGTGTTTGTGTTAGGGTGGTCGCAATTATTTGATACACCGGCATAAAGGCTTTATGTATCATTCCGAAGCTCTGGGCTAGGGACATAACACTGCCTGTTATTAATCTAATGGATTCATGTACTTCTGGTGGGAATATTGCTTCCATAGCTCCCCCAAGACCGGATGAGGTCATTGCGATTCGAGCTTTTTCTATGGTATCCCGCCATCGAGTTAACATCTCTTCCATTGCCTTATAAGGGGTTTGGATCATCTCGGAAGCAATAAACAAACTATTGTCTCGGATGGTTTCCATCATCCCCGGAATGGTATCAGCAATTCTTTCAGCGGCTCCCTTGTATCGTTTTTCTAAGCCATTTAATACGGCAGCAACTCCCAGATCGCCTTCTATCTGCAGATCACCAATGTTCATGATCTCCTTACCTGTCAAGCCTAATTCTTCTTGCAATAGCTTGTAAATAGGAATACCAGCCTCGGCCAACTGTCTTAACTCTTGACCAGCAACCTTACCGTTAGTCTTGATTTGTGATAGGGCTAAAACGATACGATCCATTTGTTCTGCAGTACCGCCTGAAGCAGCAGATGCATCATTAAGAATTTCCATGACGCCCCTAACTTGCTTAGGATCGAACTGAGCAGCCATTAACCGTCTTGATAGAGTTAATGCCTGTTCCGTACTAAAGGCAGTAGTTGCGGCAAAGTCTTTCATGTTTGCCATGAATCCGCGTGCTTGCTCAGCACTACCTAAAAAGTACTCTAGGGATATCTGAGCCTTTTCCATATTATTGGTGAATTCAACTACAGCACTTGACGCTGCTCCGATCGCTGATACAGAAGCATAGAACGCTTGTGAAAGTAAGATACCACTCACAATACGTTCTAGGTCTTTCATTTGATTCCCTGTTCTCTGTACTGCTGCAGTTGTCCCGTCAGCAGCTCGACCGGCTTGCTCGAAAGCGGATCTGAATTGTGAACCCATCTCACGAGCTTGCCGAGCAGCATCTCTCATTCCTCGAGTGAAGTTCTGAAAGTTCAAGTTAAGGCTGGCTGTTAAATCACCTGCGTTAAATCCCATTTAGCTTAACCTCCTTCCTCAAAAGACCTGATCGATGAATCCCGTTTTAGGGGCTGCTTTTGCTTTCTTCTGCTCTTCCGGATCGTTAATTCGCGAATAAATTCTCGACAAGGCATTAAGCTTTCTTGGCGTCATTCTCCAGAATTGCTTCTCAGAACGATGCAAGATTACTGTTGCCGTGTAAAGTAGAAAAGGCCAATCCCAACCATCAGATGACGGCATAGGTTCGTCTTCCTCATCATCTATGCCGTAGGAGCGTTTTTTGTTTCTGTTCCAAGTGCATCCGCATCAATACCCTTTGCAAGCATCTGTGCTTTTACTTCCTCGGGAAGATTTTCAGGTGCTGGCATATCATTACCCATCGCAGCCGCAAGTTTTTTACTTGCCTCTTGCATCATCGCAGGTGTTTTAACCCATTGGCCAATGTTGAATGGTGTAATGTTATATTTAATTGGCTCTCCTGTTACATCATCCATTTCAGCAATCTCTTCGTGGATTAAAGCAGCCCATAAAATAGTTCGTACATCGCCGATCTTACCTGACATCAAGCGGTCCATTGCAGCATCGATTGTACCAAAGCGTTTCTCTAACTCTGCAAATGCATTCATGTCAAACTGGAATGTTCTTTCTTTATTACCTAATTCCATTGTTACTGGTTCCATGTGTTGTTTGATATCCTGTATGTTCATTTTATCTCCTCCGATTGATTTAATAAACGCATTAGACCTTTGATCTAATGCGTTCTAAATTTACTACAAAACTACGTTGTGCTCAGCCGCCACTACCACCTGAAACAGCTTCAGCATATGGTCCATTAAACCAGTTAGTTGCTACTTCCTTAGTGAATGACTTCGAGTCTTCATCAGCATGGCTTTCCCACTCATCATCACATTCACGCTTAACGAATGATCCTGATGTTGTTGGTGTTTGGAAGTTGATTGAGTCACCACGTGTTTCGTTGTTCTGTTCAGGTAAGGCGAACTTACCTTTTGCCAACCATGTGTATCGGTAACTACCGTTCGATTTTAACGATTTGAAACCAACAGCTAACCATGGAGGTACGTCTCCTGCCTTACGGCGCATGATACCACGTTCATCAATAGTATGACCATAGATTAATGCTTGAATCTCTAGTGGAAGATCTACCACGTTAAGTTCTAACGCGATCTGACCAATTGTAGTTGCTGTTTCATAGGGACCATCATCTGCAAATAATGTTTCTGTTGAAGCATTCGGGTTAATCCCGGCAGTGATGGCACCTGGAATACGGTGAGGTTCACCATAGGTTGCTTTGCCTTTACCTTCTTCTGGGTCTGTTAATAATAAACAGAAAGTCAATTGACGTAAACCAATCGCTACCCCTTTACCACCTGTACCTTGTCCTTCCATGATATAACCTCCTAATCAATGTACGTAGTTATTACTACGTTAAAAGCATAATATGTTCTTCCTGAGTCATCCGTCTTTAGTTTAAAAGGCGTCTGTCTCGGAATAACGAGTGCCCAACGTTCAGCGGTAAGATTGAGTACTCCATCTTCTGTCAGAAGGGACTTGTATATTGCATTGGCCAACTTTTTTGCCACAAGGACGCTCTTAGATCTCGTTACTATCTGAATCGATCTAGAAGCCCCGCTCACTTGAGGCAAAGGCACAGTACCTTGATACTCATAAATACCTATTGCATCATCACCAGCTTGAAGCATTGTGTCGTAATAAACCTTCTGCCCTTTAGTAAGTGTCATTTGCCCTAAATATTTGTCAATATCCTCCAACAAATCTGCCATTGTTATCCCCCCAATTCTCTTCGGATGAAAGCAGCCGCTCGAGGTGCGAACTGTGCTTGGTATTCCCGCACAGGGTCCTCTAAGAACTTAGCTTTTCCTACAGGGTGAATAACCTCAAGATCTTCGTGCATCCTGATCATGTACTCTTCGGTTGATTCTCCGGATTTAGGATTTACAACGGCATGATCACCACCAAAACCTAATGTAGCTGTAAAGTTCTTATAGCTACCATTAACCTCAAAGAAGAAGCTATTTGCTAGGGCATTGGTATCTCTTGGTACTTGTTGCATAACCATTCTGGATATGTCTTCACAGGCAGCTTGTGTGGCTTTCTTAGTTCCTCTATCGACTTTAGCTAAAGCCACTTCAAGCATTCTTTCAAACTTTCGTGTATCTAGCGTAAGGGTTGCATTTCCGCCTCTTGCCATTATAAATACACCACCGTTGTTCCTGTACCCTCTTGAAGCCCATCAAAATGAGCAAAAGCTTTTACAGGATAAATATGACCCCCAAAGATAAACTGGTCATCTGCTTTAATAGGAAGGATACCATCTACAAGTAACTGTAAACTCGAAGTAGTTTGTTCACCCTTCAAACTTACCACTTGTTGGACTTTCCCATACCGATAACACTTGTGTAGAACAGGGTCTTCAAACGTTATATCACCATACCCATCACGCTCATTACTAATCATGTGTTCACACTTATGTGTTAATCGTTTTAATAGGTACTTATCCACCTAAACCATCCCCCTTATCGTTATGGAAGAAGTCATGCATTCCAATATCGAATAAAGGTCTTCCTGGCGGTTCTTTTGGCGGTTGCCAAGATGGCGCGGCATTCGTCCCTAATTGCAAGTCTTTCATATCATTTAGCAACTGTCGATAATTTGCTAACCTTTGACTTGCTTTCACACTTTCTGGTCCAATGACATAATCGACTTCTCGTGCTAGTACGGCGATGATGCTTAGCAAAACATTCTGGATAGCTCCATCAGCAGAACCCTTAGTTTTAATCAGGAAGTTTATCTCCTCATCTTGCATTAAAGGTAATGCTTCGTCCGTGTCGCCAACTAAGAATCTTACCTTGTCTAGATCCGAAGAACTTGGATCGCCGCTATATGTCCAGGTCATTTAATCACCTACTTCTTAACAGTAGTTGTAGTTTTGGCAACTTTTGTCTGTGACAAAGGTTTCACAACGTTCGTACCAGGGGTGGGGTTGTCTGGCGCCGGAGGCGTAGCTACTTGGGTGGCCGCGACGATTTTCTCCCTATAGTCAACTAGTTGCTGTTTAAGATCAAGATTTGTTCTTGAACTAAAATAGTTACATAATGAGTCAAGTTCTTGCTCCGTCGTAGGAACGGGGCGAACTGTTCCTTCATTCAAGCGGATCTTAAATAACTTTATCCCGTGTAGGTCCTCTTCAGTTAGAAGAAGACCTGCTGGATAAAGCACGCCGCTCGCTTTGAATGCATTACGAACTACGTATAACTGTTCTGACATTACTTAACGATGTCTTTCAAGAAGATACCAAGGTCAGCTCCTACGACTTGGTGGTCGAATGCCATTTCTCCTTCAATACGCTCTGTATCCATTCCTAACCAAGGCATTGGAATACGAACTACGCGGTTACCGTAAGCACCTGCACCTTTAAGGCCTGTCCAAGCGAATGTGTAACCTGCTGAAGGCTTCTTAAGACCTGGATTTTTCTCAACGTAGCAAAGTAATGCATGTTTACCCATGATGAATTCATATTCACCATCCACACCTTTTGCTTGTGTATTTTGAATTGCCCAAGGTACTAAGATTTGATCTACTTCGAATAGTGTTGCTAATAGATCAGCCGTTACAATACCTTTTTGTGTGTATTTAATACGGTCTAAGATATCAGGGTGGTTCTTAAGAGCGTTAAACACGTAAGGTGAGAACACCAATGTGTTTGGTTTGTATCCTGTTAATTCAACCATTTTAACACTCATCAAGTTCATTGATTCGATAGGTGTTGAAGCTTGGTTATCGAATTGAACGATTTGTGTATCGGTTGGTGTACCTGAAGCGATACCTGTAATTTCAGTATTCCAAACACCTGCTTGGAAGAATTTACGAGCCCATAAGTTTTCACGACGAAGTAATAACTTGTGTGATACAAACTCAGAAGCATCTTGGTTAGGGCGTAATGGATCATCAGCATTTACACGGTCTTCTTCAGTCACGTCAGTATGGAAAGCTTGCTTACGTGCGAAGTAAGGCGGTGCTTGCTCGATGTCGTAATCGCCACCAGCTGATTCAGTACCTTTTGCGCGTTCTTGGGCGTCATCACGGAAGAAATCTTCACGTTTGTAGATGAAGTAAGTATCTGATTGCTTTTGTACCGGAATAATCGGGAATACTTTGTCCGCGATGAAACGGTTTTCGTCTTGCATGTATGCTACCGAAATGTTTGTCAGTGCTCTATCAATATGAATTTGTTGGCGTGTTGGCAACGTAATTCAGCTCCTCTGGATTTAAAGTTTTTTTTTTCTTGGCTCGAAGGCCTTTAATTATTACTTAAGTAAGATTGTACCGATAGCACCTGCACTACCGCCGACAACTATTGTACCTACAACGCTGTCACCTTCTGCAGCCTTCACAGCTTTACCATCTGCATCAGAAGCCGCATCATCACCAGCAACAACTGTAGCGCCTAAGTAAACATAAGCAAAACCTGAAGCAACGATTTGTGTAGGTTGTCCTACTTGATTAGGTTCGTAAGCTACACCAACTGCAGATTTACCAGCTGCTGTAGGTTTAACCTTAAGATCACCTGCTGGTGAGTAAGATACTAAGTGGTAACGATGATCCTTAAGATCAACTTCCGGTGTACCTGTTACTGATTTCCAAACTTGAGAAAATGCTCCCATTGTTTAATTCCTCCTATTAGCCTTGTTGGGCTTTGATGTAGTCGTTGTATAGACCCGAATTCTCTTTAATTACTTGTGTAATAGCAGTAGCTTGTGATACGTTAGAAGATTTAGCAATTTCAGAAGCCATTGTTTCAATCTTGCTCCAAGCATCACCTTCTGAACCTAGTGTATTGTCTGCAGAACCGGCAGCTTTGCCAATTTCAGTCATTACGCCACCTTCAGCAATTAAAGCACTCGCAGCTTTCATGATTCCAAACACTTCAGTAGCTAATTCGCTATCATGACCTTTAATTTTCTTGTAGATGTCAGCCATTTTAGCTTCTTCAGCACCAATATTAGGTACTTCTTTAGCTTTTGCGATTGCTTCTGCCGTATCTTGCTCTTCTTTCAATGCTTTCGCAACACTTTCAGCTGCTGCTGTTTTAGCAATATTCTGCTCTAATAAAGCACGAACCGCTGGGTCTTTAACTGATTTAAGGATTTCTTCTGGTGAAGTACCCGCTTCAGGTTTTTTATTCTTTTCGACGGTATCTTTCATTTCTTCCAAGTCGTTCTTTGCTTTAGTTGCTTCCTCATTAGCCGTATCAATGGCTTCTTTCACGATTGCCGAATGTTCCGGCTTCATTTTAGCTAAAATCTCTTCTAACTTCATATCCTCTTGTCCTCCTTTGGACTTAAAAAGTTTAATGTGCGCTTGGGAATTGGCTCCCTCCTTCACAAGATCTACTCGTGTATAAGTAGGGTCAATAAGCTTTGTTTTATGCCAAGGCATAATTTCAGGCATTTAGTTCACCTCCTCTCAAGCGTCGAGTTTTTCACGAATTGCACTACCTTCAACAGAGAACATTTCGTATTCTCCGCTCTTAATCTTAGCAAAGACCTCGGCATCAGGCACATGGAATCCAACCCACCACCCTTCAGGGACAACTCCGTCAGGAATTCCCATAGCAGCTTGCTTCTCTTTGGTGAACATAACACTTTCAACTAAATCGCCTTTAACCTCACCCTGATGCTGTTCGCCTGTTGCTCTGTACTTAAGTACAAATTCATAAGCGGACTTTTCTAAATCACCCGGATCCGTTACATCACCATCCCAATCAACTGGATATTGTCCATTTGCGTCAATTGCAATGTTGGCCCAACCGAAGACAAGCTGTTCATCTTCAACGGACTTGGCAATACTGAACCGTTCACCCTCAGCGGCTTTTGCCTTCGCCAACGTGCTATAAGTCAGATCGGCTTTAGCCACAGTGGCACTTAAGATATCGGTTATCTTCCATTCGTCCCAATAGCCACCATTTAGGTATACATCTCCCCAACTGTAGAAATCACGCTTCATAGTTAATGTTACTTCAGTAGCAGATTCCATTAGATATGCTACCCAAGCGTCATATGCTTGCCTGCTTGCACATTCGTTATCCAAGGAAGGATCAAGTGTCATCATAGCAGGCACTACTCGGCCTTGGAAGGCGGCATAATCTTCATCAGCTTCAGGAACAAGTATTGTTCTGAATCTGGAGTACGTATCAATATACGGCAATTATTTCACCTCCTTTATTTAGCTTCATAGTTCTGATCTCCATCGTCCATTGAATGTCCGAGTGGATCTTCATCAACACTATTCTGCAAAGGATCTGTACTTACTGCAGGTTCTGTAACTTCAGGATACATTTCCTCAAGTTCATCTTCTGTGATTGGGTCTAAGCTGATTAGGCGTCTGATTAAGTTCATCAGGGCAAGATCTTTATCAACCTTTAACCCCCCGGCTCTTAATAAGAATGCCATCTCTTTGATGTCAGGTGTTTCTACTTCGCCGGGCTTAATCTGAGGGAAATCAGTTATTCCTGGGAAATAGTTAAACGAGAACAACTTAGGCACTGCAAAGGTGTTTAAAGTATCTGCTATGTGTTGTACTAATGCCTCTAAAGAAGAAGCTAGTAAACTCTTTTTAACTTCACCTAGTGCAAATGATCCTACTTTATCCCCACCCATCATTACGATATCTGCTAGCATTGTAATTGCTATACGGTTATCGTAACGATTGATAATAGCATTCGTATCAAATTGACGGGAACCACCAGTACTCATAAGGTCTAAAGTCCATCCATGAGGTAATACAATACCCTCACTTCGGTCTCTTCGAACATTACGTACTAGCATTTCTGCCATCCCTTTAACACGTTTTGCATTTGGATTCTCTGGATCCCAAATATCAATATCAGCTGGTGGTGTGATAACTGGTAAACCAGCTAAGTCCCTTTCAATACCAATACCTTCGATTTCTTCAATACGTTTCTTGAAGTACCAAGGACGGTAGGCATTTCGCAGTAAAGATCTTCCTTCCGGATTATCTCTAGCTACTTTAGTCCTGAAAAGTAATCCTTTGCTCAGTGGGATCACTACTGGTTTATACTGTGGCGGAGCTTGTTGTTTATAGCCTTTAACGTCACCGTTATCGGCCATTTCCCAACCAGTTAAGGTGTGCTGTGACCTTGAAGGGATCTTTGCCCATCCGATTCGCCCGTCAGTATGTTTACTACGGTATTTTGAACTTTTCTCATTAGGTCCCTTTCGTATTTTATATACGATTTCGTGGAAACTAAATCCATAGGTAATCATCGACAAAATCTCTGATACGGTATTTGCCCACGACATACTCATGTCGTCCATACAACTTTGTAAGAACTCCGCGGCTTCAATATCGGCTGGTGTTTCGCCTGCCTGTCTAACTTCCCAACCAGCTTTTCTAATCAATTGCTCGGTCATATAAAGGATAGCACCAATCGTAGGATCGTTATCTGCCATCTCCTTGTATATCTTTGCAGCTTGTGGATACTGTAGTTGAGTCAAGAACTCCTCATAAATATCTCCACCCCATCTATTTATACCGGTAGTTCCTATTTCGGTATAGTCAGGATGGAATGTGGATTCATTTGGATCTTTCTCCATTGGTTAACCTCCTTTCTTATGATTGCCAATAACTGCCGTAAGTCTCATCACTTCCACCGGATTCTTCCCAGTACGAAGAACTGTTATCATCAGCTCCTACGGCAGTAGGCAATCCGAACAGAGGAACTATTCCTAAGGCATTAAATGCTCCGGACAAACCATCAACTAAGTCATCATGTGGGGCTGCTGGGAAACCTTCCAGTTCATCATAGAACTTATCAAGGTTCCTACAACCCTTCACAATCTTAATAGCTCCGCGTTCGGATGCAGCAGATACTGCCATTGCTCTTTCTATCTTATTACCGGTATTCCTAACGCCTTCATATGCAAAGCCTTTCAAGAGCTCCCTACGCTTCTTCTCAATGGTATATTTACCTGAAGCACCGGGTTCTTCTTCCTCTCGAATCTTTACGTTATATCCATCAGCTTGTGCTGTTTGTTTCTGTAATTGTTCAACCTGCATTGCACTCATCTGCTTATGCTCAATGTCTTCTAGGTAATAAACTCCACCCTTTTCACTGAGCTTCAAACCAACAGTCCAGTCAGGTCCTTTTCCGCGTTTCTTCTTGACTGGGTCGACTTCAGTAGCAGCACAGTCCCAGAAACGAACGGTTCGTCGTCCTGGGGGTGCCGATTCTACTTCCTCGTACCAATCACGCTTGAACATATTACCTGTTCTACGGATCTCCCACAATCCATCACGTAAGCGGGCACGAGTAACTGGATCCAGTTCTTCTAAGGCTTCAACGTATGACTCAGCATCTAAATGCGGGTTGTCATCCATTCCAGCGGCAATGAAGATACGTTTTGGGTCTTTAGTCTTCGGATTAACGAATCTATCATATACCCATTCTGCATTATCCCCATCATCGGGCGGATTGGATGCCGCTCTAATACGCAATGGGATATCCATTGCAGTCTTAAGACGACGTAACCGTGAGAACATGTAAGTATAACATTGTTCTAACATATGAGTTACTTCATCGAATCCTATGAACTGATATTCCCCACCCTGGTAGTTAAAGCGGTCATTCGCCGTTTCCATATATCCGAACTGCAATATTGCACCGGAAGGAAATACGAATTTCTTCTCTTTATCTACCCAACGCACCTGCTTCGTTGTTGTCCAGGGGGAAAGCCACTCTTGGGCCCTGTCTATCAAGGCTCCAGGCTTTACTAAATCTGCAAACGTCTTACGGAAGATAATAGCACTATATCCTGGTGTGTCTACATACTGTAAGGCACACATTAGTAAGGCGTCGGACTTTCCTCCACCAGCAGCTCCTCCGTAGAAAGCTTCCTTACCTTCTAGCAACATGAAAGCTGCTTGTTTCGGGTAAGGTTTGTGTATAATATATTCGGTTTGTTTAGGTTGCAAGAGCTTTGCGATCTGTATCTGTTCCGTCCTTGCTAGTGCGTTAATTGGAATTTGTCCTAGAGCCAAAGCTCTCACCTCCTTATGCTCTTGTATTTAGTATATATGATAATTTAGGATCTGCTGGTCGGTATACAATCTTTTCTGTAATGTCCGTTAGGTCGGTATTACAATAAACGATACCAGCAAGAAGATTATCCCCATTACGGTCAATAGTTCCCGAAAGACCAAATGCCCAGTTAGAAGAATTGAGCGTTCCATTGGCAAATCCGGTTTGTGAGTAATCCGTATAATATCTAAAAAGTTTCTGGGATATCGGCTGTGTTCCTAAGTAAAGGGTTTTTCCTTTTCCCAGGGAATAGTCAACATCATATTTCGGATTATATTCCGGTGACGTTGTCCATAGGACACGACACAATGTCTTATTCTGTCCTAGTACAACAACATATTGACCATTTTGTTCGGGTTTACCATAAAAAGGACCCCGATCAAGAACTAATAATAAGTCGCGGTTAGGGTCGAAGTTCGAAATAAACGCTGGGAGGTTATATTCGCCTCCGCCACCGGTTTCAATGTTAGCTATTGCGGCGGTTATCTCAGCCCAGGTACTAGTATAGGTAAGTCCGAGGTTAGGATCAAGTTGCATAAATGCATCTATGATGCCTTCCTTAACACTTCGTCCATCGGAAGCAGCTCCGAGATTAGTATTCATAACCTTCCCCATTTCCGCCGATAGAATTGCTGTGGTACCTCCGGTAGTAAGGTTGTTAATGATTGCAGGAGCCTTGCCTGAATCTCCTGGATCGCCCTTATCACCTTTAGGGCCTTTAGGTCCTGGAATACCTTCGCCACCACCGCCTCCGACAACTACAACCTTTTGCACTTCGCGGGATAAATGTAGGTCATCTCTGTTTTCTCCGTCGATTGCCATTTTATCCCTCCTAAAGCCAATTCGGTAAGATAAATTCGTATGTTATCTTCATTGTTTGTGTGCTGTCCTTTGTGATAGGTGTCTTCAACAAGGCACGAGAACCAATAGATGTTTTAGGATATCTGAACCCTGGGATGTAATAGAACTTATCGTCTATCCCACGACAAACATTAGTCCTATCCATTTCGAACCCGTGACCTTTCTCATCTAGGTAATAACGTCCTATGAAGAGGAAGTCGCCATCTTGTGTGACCGGGCCCGCCGCATAACTAGCTCCAACAGAAACTCCAGCGGCTGTTTGTATTGGTTCTCTTCGTAGCTCCGTAGTAAGTGCTTCATTGTATATGAGCCAAAGAGTATTGTTACCTGAATAGTTAGCAAAGTACCATTCTTTTGTCTTCTCGTTGAAGTATAATCCCCCAACGGCATTGAATGGTAAGTTAATAACCGCCGTTAAGACGTTCGGGGTAGCTAGTGGAGCCGACTGTACTGACTTCGTTACGGAATCTCGAACGTAATAAATTACATTATTTCTAATATGGAAGTCCCTGATTGTAGCATCGCCAAGATCGAAGGAAGACACCGGATTGTCGTCGGCATCAAGCTCCTCAAATAGGGCGTTTGATGTACTCGTTAGCGAAGTAAGTCGGTAGCGCTTACCCCCAAAAACTTTTAGACTGCGTAGATTTGCTATCCCCGGCGTTGCTCCCCCACTTCCGTATACACTGTCTTTCGGGTTGAAGTAGATACTCTGGAAAGTCCCATTACCTACATTTGTGTCGAAATCGAAAACCATTTTAACACTTTTGAAGTCTGTTGTACTTTCGGCAGTGTTATATCTACCCTGTACCGTACTATTTCCAGTATAGGAAGCGTCTGATAACGCCCAAGCTACTAACTGACCTTTTCGTAACCACTCAGTTGTTGGATCTTCTGGGTGTGTCGCATCTGTGAGTGATATCTGGGCAAATGGATCTTTCATTAGGGATGAAGGAGAAAATCCAGCCTTCAATCTCCCTGTCGTAAAGATGTCCATAACCTTTAGGGCATAAAGGGTCTTAATTATTTTAGGGGAAATGAAATTGTGTGTCTCAAGTTCATTAGTGATTTCTCCTGTCTGGGAATCTCTAAGTTCAACCTTAATTAGGCCGCGGATTCCCATTTCAGGAATCGTGATTGTCTCTTCCTTCAAGGTTTCACCTCCAACGTTACTTCATTTCTGTCTGTTACCGGGTACTTACTAACATCGAAAGATACGATTTCCTCGATAGGTTTCTTTGGTCCTAGTGGTACCCCTGGTGTTCCTCCACCACTTTCTATTGTAGCAATAGCTTCAATGATTGCAAGCCAGTCACTTGCTGTGGTTATGTCTAAGTTTGGATCGAGTTCTAATAAAGCTTCTACAACTGCCTCTTTCGTGACGGTATTGTCATTTAGGGCTTCGTTAACCTGAATACCCAACTGTTTTCCCATCTCGGCAGATAATGCTTTAGTAGCTCCGCCAGCAGTAAGATTATTAATAATCTCAACAACAGCATCTTTTCCCGGATCTCCTTTGTCGCCTTTATCTCCCTTAGGTCCTTGCGGTCCTGGAATTCCTCCTCCGGCATCTTTAGTGGTTGCACCTCCACCAACAAGTACAACTTTCTGTACGTCGCGGCTTAGATACAAATCCGTTCTATCAATTCCTTCGATGGAAGGGTCTTCGGCAACAATCATAACTTTCTTTACAGCCCGTGACAAATGCAAGTCTGTGCGTTCTTCACCTTGAATATTTCCCATTTGCATCCTCCTACCTTCTAATTGGTATAGATGGCAAAAAAGAAGCCCGACACATGACGGACTTCTAATCAAAGGGAGAAAACAGGTGCCTTCGCAAGACCAAAGTTACTCTGCTTCGCTAAACTCGGCTTCTATAATCTTTGGCTCCTTGTCAAAGGCACCAGATTGTTCTAGTATATGCACAACCGATTGAAGATAGTCTGTATCTTCTTTCGTTACATTATTATTTATAGTGATTGAACTTCCTTCTGTTGGCTCACTAATAGCAGCGGTTTGCTGAATATTAATATTCGTCCCAGAAGATTCACCACCTATACCCGGCTTGTCAGGACTCATCCCCATTGCCAATCGGCCAGCTTTCATACCCATTTCGATCATTTGTAATGCCGTCTTTGGATTCAGCTGTTCAGGATGTGCCTCTAAATATTCCAAACCACGCTCTAACAGTGTTGATGCTGTTTTTGAGTGTTTGTTCTCTAGTTGTTCACGTTCAAAGTGTCTCTTTCTTTCGGCTTCCATTCGTTTGTGGAAGTCGTAAGCTTTGCATCTATGATGCCAGTGGTACACTTTCGCTAACGTGCTTATTACCTTACCTTCCATATTATGGTTATTAGCTACTTTTACAAATGCTCTGGAACCCGAAATATATAACATCTCACGGTACTCTTTAAACAATTTGTAATAATCTAGCTGTTCTCCATCAAAGCGTTCCCAAATTGGTAAACCATCAATGGCAGGAATTCCTTCATCTAGGTCAACAGTTAAGGTTGCTTCTTCTACTACTGCGTCAGCTACGTCATCGGTAGTCTCACACTCGAGTAACTGTGGTGATATAACCGTAGGATCGATAAGTTGTAAAGGAATACCACTACCATTAGTTGGGAGGTTTACTTGGAAATACTGTACGAAGTTACCGAGCTTTTGGTTGAACGAGTGTTTACCCGGGTCCCATTGGATCGCTGGTAATTTGTTCGTCATAGATTTCTCCCCTCCTTTATAATAGTGGTAGAAGGGAATGGGCCACACTATATTGACATGTAGGTAAATGACGCGACGGTCACTTAGGGCTTTATTGTTGGGTGTCGCATCCCTTCTTATATTTATATATTATACATTTTGAATCTGAATTGAACCTTGGAGAGACTTTATTTTCAAAATTCCTGTAAGTTGAATCAACGAAAGTGTCTTTGTCTAATTAGGTAAACTCGTAAACTATTTTTAGAATCTCGTAATAATTTATTGCGTTTAGGGTCATAATATATTATAAGCTAAAATCTTTAGTTTATACAACTTTTCTACACAGGAGGAATAAGCATGCCAAGACGAGGCGGAAGACATCAGGTTTTAGTTCATGGAGCTGAACCGGCAATGGAAGCATTCAAGATGGAGATTGCAAGTGATTTAGGCCTAGATCATTTAATCCACAAAGATGGTAACTTCAAGAACCTAACAACACTGCAAGTAGGGCAGATTGGTGGAGAAATGGTCCGTAGGATAACGGCGGCCGGGCAATATCAGATCATGCAGAGACATAAAGCAGGGGAAGAGAGATTAATGCCAGAAGAAGTAATGCCACCGAAGGATGAAGTGCGTCAAGTTTCCAACAATGGAAACACAACACCGCATGCTTCAGGGACTGTCGATGATGCGCCGAATAGCGGTCAAATGTTTAGTTAAGTAAGGATTAACCCGGAGGTTCGCCGTTCCTTCGGGTTTTTGTTTGGCTATTTTTACAGGGCTAGGCTGGTCTTTCGAGATACACCCGTGTTTTGTTTGTCTGCGAATGCTGAGTTACCAACTCGTTGGTATGTCAGTTTCTGCCATCTTTGACGTACCAGGTGTGGGTGTACGCGAAGCATAGTCGCCGCTCGCATGGTTACAGTCTCATGTTGTTTCAGTGGTGTCTTATCCACCTAGTCAAGCGTAAGTCTCTGTATGTTGTTACATAGTGTGCGGCTGTTTAGTAATGTGTATGCTATCCACCTGTGCAAGCGTATGATCATGTTGTTAGCGAAGCGTCTGTCCATGTGCTATGTATTTTTGTATCCACACCCTGGTACGTAGCTGCCTTTGCCTCCTAGGCAGATTCCGGGGGTAACACCTATGGAACATGATGCAAGAATACATGTGTTTGAACTGGCAAGCACCCTAATGCCCCCGGGTTTCGACGAGTACTCCGCGCTGCTTTTTTCCGGGTAGTGTGTTCCCGGGGTACAGTGTTATACGCTAAGCAACGACACTCTATTACGTTAAAGGAAGAGTGACTCACTAAGGAATCACTCTCTGGTTAAACTATTACTCACCCTCTTCTTCGTTATCTTCTTTCTTATGTTCCTCTGTTAGTGCGTTAAACAAGAAGATTATATCTTCTGTTACGTTATACAAGTTTCTACCTTCCCCGTTTAGTTCGTTATACTTTATCTTATTAAACGCCGCAGCTGCTCTTATGATACCTTCTAGTGTGTGTTTCTCCATTATATATCACTCCTGTTTAGTTATTGTTATTACCTTATATATTAATTATATAATACTTTCCTTAATAAGTACCTGGTTATATTCTCCTATTTTATGTAAGGTCTTATTAGGTGTTGTCCTATTACCCTGGGCTGTCCACGGGGTTTGGGTGGTTTAAGGGGCTAGAGAGTCTTATAAAGACCC